AAAAGACTCTCTTTCTCGTGTACCTGAAGGAAAACTTAAAGAAGGACATGGAAAAACTTCTTCTTCTTTCACTTGGGAACCTGCCACCCAGGCTGCCAAGGAGATGGAGAAGCTCATTCATGACCAACTGGAAGAGGCTAACGCCAATAAACACCTAAGATCGTTTGCTTTTGAGTTGTCTTTGTTTGGTACTGGTATTTTCAAGGGACCTCATCTCAAAACCAAGGAATACCCACAGTGGTCAGAGGATGGTTCTTACTCTCCTCTCTTTAAAACGCTGGCGGATGTTTGTCAGATTTCAATTTGGGACTCTTACCCTGACCCGGACGCTAGAAGTATGGAAGAGTCCGAGTTTTTCATTGAGAGACATAGAATTTCGAAGTCTGATTTACGAAAACTCAAGAAAAGACCTTTCTTCAGAAGCGAAAGTATTGAATTAGCTATCAAGGAAGGCCCGAATTACGAGCAAGAGTATTGGGAGCACATTCTAAAGGACAACGAAGAGCAAAACAGTCTTACTCGTTATGAAGTCCTAGAGTATTGGGGTTTCTTAGACGCTGATTTAGCAGAACAGATGGACCTCACTATCCCTAAAGAGTTAAAGGGACTAGATCAGGTACAGGTTAACGCTTGGGTTTGTAATAATCAAGTTATTCGATTAGTATTAAACCCGTTTACCCCAGCCAGAATTCCTTACTACGCGTGTCCTTACGAATTGAATCCTTATTCTTTCTTTGGTATCGGTGTAGCAGAGAACATGGAAGATACTCAGCTTCTTATGAATGGTTTTATGAGACTTGCTGTCGACAACGCCGCGTTATCCTCTAATGTTATCTTTGAAGTAGATGAGAACAACCTGATCCCAGGTCAAAGCATGGACTTGTACCCCGGTAAAATCTTTAGGCGTCAAGGTGGTGCTCCAGGACAGGCTATCTTCTCCCATAAAATCAATAACGTTTCGCAAGAAACAATGGCTATGTTTGATAAGGCCAGACAACTAGCAGATGAGGCCACCGGTCTACCTTCTTATTCCCATGGTATCTCTGGTATCATGAATACCGGTAGAACTGCCGCTGGTATGTCTATGCTCATGGGTGCAGCAGACAAGAATATTAAGGCTGTTGTTCGTAATATCGACGACTATTTGCTTATGCCTCTTGGTAAAGCAATGTTCGCCTTTAACATGCAGTTTAACTTTGACAAGAAGTACCTAGGTGACCTTGAAGTTGTAGCACTTGGAACTGAGTCTCTTATGAGAAACGAAGTGAGAAGTCAGAAACTCCTACAGTTCATGCAGCTAACAGGAGATCAGATTTATCTGCCATTTGTTAAAGTCGATTACATCCTCAGGGAGCTTGCTGCATCACTTGATCTTGACCCTGAAAAGGTAGTTAATGATCCTAGAGAAGCAGGCATTCAAGCTGAGATGCTAAAACAGATGCAGTTAAAGATGGGCATCGATCCTAATGCTCCTCGTGGTGGCGGTGGTAATCCTGCTGCGTTACCTTCTCCGAGTGATCCTACTCAGACTGGTGGTGGTAACATCGCACCTGGAGCTGCTCCGGGTCCACAGGAACAAGGCTATACTGGCGGTGGAGCTAACGCTACACAAGGGATTCCTAATGGATAAAAAGTTAGCAAAACAGCTTCTTATTTTAGTTAATACACATAACGATCTACTAAAGCTCTACGCCGAAAGCAGGATACATCTAATCCATGAACAAATGGAGAATTCAGGTAACAAACCCGAAGACTTCTATCGTATGCAGGGTAAGATCGTTGAGTTAAGAAGACTTTTAACCTTAAGAGAAGAGATTATAAAAGAAGCTGAGGGGTAACTATGGCTACACAGAAAAAAGCTGTAAGAAAAATTACTAGAGGCCCTGACGGTAAGATTAAAACTATTTACGTTGACGCACAAACAAAACAAGAACTGACTTCTCTTATTGGTTATACTGTTAATTCACAGAATGAGTTAGCCACTGAGGATTTTCCCCATGGATTAAACTCTATGTTAGACATGCCACATGGTCTGAATGCTATCGAAGGGTTTCCATTAACACCATTCCTGCCCGGCATTTCTGATAGAGATACTCAAGGCTCTTCGAGTGGTTCACTCTCTGACATGGAGTGGCTAAACCCTAGAAACGGGAGAGACCCTGATTCATCTGCCTTAACTTCTGAAGACAGGACACCTGCTAATAATTTTGGTTACGTCAATAAGCCTGGTTTTCTTAGTTTAGCCTCTGCTCTTCCGGGAATTCCAGGTATTATTGGTAAAGGTATCAATGCCGCTGTCAATGCCAATAACGTAGCTGCCATTAACGCGGCAAGAGAAACTCTCGGACTCCCTGAGCAATCCACAAAGGAAGCTCTAAGAGGTATCGTCCAAGATAATAAAGGCGTCGTTGCTGAAGCCACGATTGGTAATCAACAAGTAGCCATTGGACTCGAAGCTACTACTCCCTCGGGTCGTACTACAATGACCCCACAAGAGGCTCTTGCGAGAGCAGAAGCCAATGACGTAGAAATCCAAGAAGCTACTCCTGAAGCAAAAGAAGCGGCTGAAGCTAAATTCGCCGAAGAATACGGAAAGCAAGCACAAGGTTTCTTAGGTAATCTAAAAGACATCGTAAAGGATGTTACTGAAGCAAAAAGTCCACTAGCAAATATCAAAAGTCCCTTTGCCAACGTAAAGAGTCCTTTAACAAAAAGTGAATCTAAATCTAAAGGAAAGTCTAAGGAAGCAAAAGCAGAAAGCAAATCAACTGGTATAGCTTCTCCCGAGAGTGCCAAGAACGTTTCTATCACACCTGGTTTAGGTCTAGGTAATCTTACGAACAGAACTGCTAAGACGGACCTAGCTGGCAAAAGCCGTGGTGTTGCCCCTGACGCTACTCTGATGGATGTTATCCAACAAGCGGTAGAACAAACACTAGGGCCTGGTTATCAAGCCGTTGTTTCTTCTGGAACTTACTCCCCCGAACAACAAGCAGCTATCAATGAAGCCCGTGCCCAAGCTTACCAAGCAGCTATTGTAGCTGGTAAAACACAGGCACAGGCGAATAAGGCTGCTGACGCTGCTGGTAAGGCTGCCGGTCAAGTTGGTACTACAAGGCACACGACTGGCAAAGCCGCTGACTTCTATATTGTAGACCCCCAGGGTAACAGAGTTCAAAGCACAGAGGCCCTAAAGTCTATCGCTGCTTCGCTGGCTAGCCTAGGTATTACTGGTATTGGTCTTGGTAATCCTGGTGGCTATATGGGTGGTACTTCTATCCATGCTGACGTTGTCGACCCTTCAAAGGCGACTGGTTGGGGTGGTTTAGGCCAACAGTTCAAAGACGCTATCAATGACTCTATTGGCCTTCCTAATAAATTTAGTCCGACGGGTATTCCGACACCAACTGCTTCTCCTAGAAACGATCCTGTTCAAGACGTTGCCACCGAGGGTACTCAAAAGTCGACGACACCTGAGCCTGTTGGATACAACACTGGTTTTGTTGGTCAAGCCTACGGTTCTGGTAATGACGCTCAACAAGCTTTTGCTCCGATGGGTTTTGCACCCACTCAGAATAGAAGTGATGTTCTTGATCCTTTGATGAGGGACCCTAGAACTGTTGAAGAAATTACGGCTCTAGCGAAGGCTATCGCAGGTGAACTCGGTTCTAATACTCTTGCCGGTATTAACTCTGGTGATGAAGCCGCTAAATCTGTAGCACGACAAGAAATTGCTGCCATCCTAGGAACTATAGAAAATAGAGCAGCTTCTGCGAGACACGGAGGAAACCTAGCTAGTGTCTTAACTGGCAGTCAATACAATTCACTGATGTCCTCTAACTTAGCAACAACAGAAGCTAACTTCCAAGAGTTTGGTGATTTCATTACGGAAGCCATTCAAGATTACTACGATGGAACTAATCCTTCTCCTGCACCAAATGCTACACACTATTGGAATCCTTCTATCGTTAGTCCTTCTTGGTCTGACTACTCCAAGGATGGTACGACAGACGTAGGGGAACATACATTTTCTGATATTGCGATTCCGGGTACAAACGTAAGTGAATACTCTAAGGGTTTGCCAAATGAAGTAAATGTATCTGAAGTTGGTAGACCGTCTTTTACGACAGAAGCTGTTGCTTCTGGTATTGCAGGGGCAATGGCCTCTGGTAAAGGAACCACTTCTGGTTCTAGTCTTGGTCTGTCAGGTTCAGCCAGTGGCCTAGCGGGTTTAACTGGTGCTGGAAAAGGTACAATTTCGGTCAATCCGAATACAGGTATTATTTCCTTTGATGTTGTTTCACCAGAGGAATACGCGGCAGCCGTCGCTGCTTCACAACCAGCTTTTACTGGTAATGTTCCGAGTTTCTCTTACGCAAGTCCTTCGGAAGCTTTCGCTAACTACGGTGTTAATACAACCTCTGTTGGGCCAGGTTCTGGTGTACAAATGGATGGCCTTGGTGCTTTCGGAAGTGCTCCGGGCTCTGGTTATGGCGGGCAAGCCATGGCAGGTCTACAGGGAATGACTGGTATTTCTAGTTCATTTGATAATCCCACGGGTATTGCCGGTACTGGTATTGGTTATGGTTTTGACGCTGGTTCACTAGGTGGTACTGCTTCTGGTTTTGGTTCTGGTTTCGGCGCTGTCGGAACTTCTGGTTATGGTAGTTTCAGTGGAGGTACCGACGCAGGGACAGACTTCGGTGGTCCAGGTACCTTCGGTGGTTCTTTCGGTGGTGGATACGGTTCGCAATCAACCGCTGGGGCTACTTCAGAGTCTATAGGTGCTGGTGGTTATTCTGCTCCTAGTGCTGAGTCTTCCTTTGGTGGATTTAATGCAGGTTCCCTTGGTGGTTCCGCCTCAGGATTTGGATCAGGTTTTGGTGCCGTAGGCTCCTCTAACACAGGCTCTCCTGGTTATAGTGGTTTCTCACAATCAGGTCTAGGTAACTACTCTGGTGGTACGAGTAGCTCTTCTAGTGGCAGCACTTCCAGTTCAGGCTCAGGGAGTGGATCAAGCTCTGCCGGAAAAGGCGGTGGTGGAGGTTACAGCGGTTATGGTGGTTTGGATTCTCCGTCCGAACACGGACCAGGCCCCGGAAGCGGCAGTGGAGACGCTGGGGGAGATACAATCCTCTGTACATACTTCCACGGAAAAGGAAGACTATCAGATGAGCTTTATTTTGCTGATAGTTCTTACGGTGCAATATACATTTCTGAAGATACAATGAATGGTTATCAACTCTGGGCAGAGCCTATTGTTGAGTACTTAAAGAAAAAGAAGCACCCTATCTTAGAAGAATTCTTATTTTTCTTTGTGAAAGGATGGGCCACAGAAATGGCTTATCGTATGGGTGTTGAAAAGAAATCTAACTTTATCGGGCGACAGATATGCAATTTTGGTGAAGCGATCTGTAGTTTAATTGGTAAGGCAACTCGTTTTATAAAGCGACCCCTGAAGGAGAATACATGACAAGGTACAAAAATGATGCAAGACTTGTTCGTGAAGACCAAGAGCTTGAAGAGCTTGAAAGCAAGAAGGTAGAAGATACGAAAGAAGAGGCTGAGGAAAAGGAACTCTCTTTTGAAGAGGAAACTTTTAAAAAGAGGTACGGCGACCTTCGTCGTTATAACCAACAGTTAGTCTCTGAGAAAGATAACCGTATCAAAGAGCTTGAACAACAGCTATCGAGTATGTCCACTGGCCCTCAGTTTCCAAAGACTAAAGAGGAATTGGACGGTTGGAAAAGCAAGTACCCCGATGTCTTTGGCCACATCCAGACTATGATTCTACAGAACAATCAAGAGTTGGATACCAAGTACAAAAAGGGCTTAGAACAAGTCAAGCAGATTGAAGATCAGATTAATAGAGATAAGGCCATCGCTGAGTTAAATCGGCTTCACCCTGATTTCTTTAATAAGATTCTTCCTGATCCAAAGTTCAAGGAATGGGCGGAAGCTCAGCCAGCTTGGATGATCGATTCACTCAATGGGTGGGACGCTATCGCCGCCGGAAGAGTTATCGATTTGTATAAGGCCGATATGGGTCTTTATACTAAAGAAAAACAAAAGGTTGACTCTAAAAGAGAAGCAGCCGAAAACGTAACACGTAAAGTTTCTAGTGGTCCCGATATGTCTTCGGATAGACCTAAGTACAAAGAGTCGCAGATTGAAAAAATGTCTGCGAGAGAGTACGAACGTTTAGAAGATGACATTATGGAAGCATTTCGTACCGGTCGAATTGAGTACGATGTCACCGGGGCTGCTCGTTAATACAAACCCTCGAAAGAGACTACTTTGTGTTAACAACTAAAGACAACAAAAACATAGACAGACTACTCAATTAAGTTGGCCTCTTAAGGACTGATCCTCTGAAAGACACCCAACAATAAATTGACCTCTCTTGTGAATGTGTGTTTACCTTAAACCTAAACAAATTTAATTTATTCATAGGAGAATTACTATGGCATTTCAAAAAGCATCTGGTTACCAAAATTTGCCCAATGGAGTATTTTCTCCGACGCTTTACTCTAAGAAGGTTCAGAAAGCCTTCCGTAAGGCCTCGGTTGTAGAGGGTATTACTAACTCGGACTTTTTTGGGGAAATCTCTAACTTCGGTGATTCGGTTCGCATTATCAAGGAGCCGGAAATCACTGTCCAGAACTACGCACGTGGTACTCAGATTACTCCGCAGGATATGACGGATGAGGACTTCTCGCTCGTTGTAGATAAGGCTAATTACTTCGCCTTTAAGGTCGATGACATTGAAGAGAAGCACTCGCACGTTAACTGGATGGACCTCGCCACCGACCGTGCAGGCTACAAGATGAAGGACACGTATGACTCGGAAGTTCTGGGTTATATGTCGGGCTACGTTAAGAATAGCTCGGGCGTCTGGATTGCGAATACTACGACTTCGGGTTCGGTAGCCAATACGTCGGCTGGTACTGACGAATGGCTTACTGCTCAGAAGCTCGCTCGTGACGACTTTGTCTCGGGTGGTTCCGCCTCGGACTCTATCGCTGTTGGTGTCGCTGGTACTTACGATGTGACTCCTCTTGCGATCCTTAACCGAATGAATCGTATTATGGACCTCTATAACGTCCCGAAGGATGGTCGTTGGGTTGTCGTTGATCCGGTCTTCGTTGAGATTCTGATGGACGAAAACTCGAAGTTTATGAACCATGACTATCAGGGTTCGGAAGACTTCACTAACGGCAGAATTTCGGCTGGTAAGATTCGTGGATTTAATGTCCACATGTCTAATAACCTTCCGTATCTCGGTACGGGTCCTGGTACGGCTGACTCCAACGGTTCGTCCGCGAACTACGGTGTGATCCTTGCGGGTCATATGTCCGCCGCCGCCACTGCTACTCAGATCACAAAGACGGAATCGTACCGTGATCCTGACTCGTTCGCTGATATTGTTCGTGGTATGCAGCTTTACGGCCGTAAAATACTTAGGAGTGAAAGCTTAGTTCGAGCTATCTACAATATTAACTCCTAATGCGCTTCATACATTAATTGTATGTCGAAACCCTCTTAATTCAGAGAAACTCTAAGGAAGACAGCGCGCTTCTATGACAACCCTGAGCGAAGCCTCTTATGAGGAACGTGCAACGACTAACCCTACCAAGGTGTACATCCAAGTGGATGGAAATAGAGGGAAACTTATACACTAAGTTTTTGATATAGTCTAATCTATATGGAAACATATAGCAGAAAGGTTAAGTTTAGAATGAAATTAAAACTACCAGAAAACCATCCGCATAAAGACGGAAGGGAATGCACAACTTGTAATACTTTTAAGAGCGCCTCAGAATTTACTTTATCGAGAGATAAAAGGAGTTTTGGTGGTATAGCGATGCGATCAAAGTGTAAAACGTGTGACGAACTAAGAAAGTACAAAGGGTTCGTTAAAAGAACATACAATTTAACATTTGAAGGCTACGAACAGCTTTTAGAAAAACAGAATTACTGTTGTGCGATCTGTGAAAGTAAAATTTCTAGTAAAAGAACTTCTAGACTCTTTGTTGACCATTGTCATGAGACATTAGTAGTCAGAGGTTTGCTCTGCTCTTCTTGTAATCATGGTCTCGGTCAGTTTAAAGATAGTCCAAAACTTTTACAGAGAGCAATACAATATTTAACCTCGGGTAAGACTTAACGACTCTTACTGAATGAAAATGAAAATCTTGCGTCCCGAGACGCTCGTTCGCGCCATTTACAATATCAACGTCTAATTTAAGGAGTATTACTTATGGCTACTGTTGATATGTCTGCGGGTGTGACCACGTTGCACCCCACTCGCTCGGGTAATACGTCTTTACCGTATCTCGTCGAGGTTGACCTTGATATCGCCGCTGCGGCTACTGAAAAGGGTTCTGCCCTTGCTGCTGACGACGTTATTCAGGTTATTGATGTCCCTGCTGGTACTCTCGTACTTGCAGCGGGTTTTGAAGTGACCACGGAGACGACTGATACTCAGACTGACGTTACTGTCGACATGGGTATCACTGATATCGACGCCGATGTTTTCGTTGATGGTTTCGACCTCGACGGCGCTTCGGCTGGTGCTTACCCACAGCAACCGGCGGCTTACCAGCCTGTCGTTATTGGCGCTTCTGCCGATACTATCGATATCCTGATCAAGACTGCTACTGCTGCTCCGACGGCAGGTGAGCTTAGAGTTTGGGCTGTCCTTATGGACATTTCGGACCGTAAGGCTCCTGGCATTGTTGCTCTTGGTTCTTAATACTTAACAACTAGGGGGATGCTAAATGGTGTCCCCCTATTTTTTATCAGGAGATTTTAATGTCTGAGTATGCACCAATTAAATCTAACACTTGTACATTTTCTACCGTAGGAGATTCCGATTCTTCGGTGACACTTTTAGCATCCAACTCTAGAAGAAAAGGTGCCTCTATTGTTAATACGTCTACTGCCATTTTGTACCTTAGGATGGATGGTGGTACGGCCACTGCGACGACAGGTTACAATGTCCCACTTATTCAAGGTGGCTATTTTGAAGTACCATTCGGTTATACGGGGGCTATTACAGGTATTTGGGCTTCAGACGCTGGTGGAGCAGCTAACGTAGCTGAATACACGTAATGTTTAGAATTCGATCTTACCAACAAAGATTTAGAAAAACTCCTTCTTTTAACGCCTTTTTACAATTATCGGGTGAAACCGACGGTTTCGTTCTAGACGTAATAAATGATACTGTTTTAGTTAGGGACTCTAGTACGCCGACAAATAATTTCGTTGGTACTATGGCAGAGGCACTCTCGAATGGTATCTTGGTTTACCCATCACCTTCAACCAAATTGATACTGGATTCAGCCGGAGCGTGGCAATCTGGAACAGCGTTGCGCTGCCACTACAGCGCTACAGGCGTCCCGCTCGGGCTGCTTCCAGAACCGCAGCGGACGAATGGCATCCCGAACAACACGATGGTCGGTGCTGCTGCCGGCACTCCGGGCACACCGCCCACCGGGTGGGCCATTGTTCTTTTAGGATGCTCGCAAGAAGTCGTCGGAGCAGGTAGCCTCAACGGGATCGACTACATCGATCTGCGTATTTACGGCACGCCGACTTCGACCAACAGGTTATCGATTGGCTTCTCTCCATCTTCCACGATTGTCGCGTCTGAAGCTCAGGTGTGGAATCTTTCGACGTATCTAGCAATCGTCGGCGGCAGTCTTGCCAATATCTCCTCGGTCACGCTGGCGACCAACTGGCAAGGCCCGGGATCGACGAAACGAGGCAGCAGCTTCAGCGCCTCTCTGTCGTCAACACTAACGAGATTCGAATCGTCTTTGACGGCTCCCGCCAGCACCACGTACACGCTGCCGAAATTGGAATTAAATTTGACCAACGGGTCGGCCGTCGACATCACGCTGCGGATCGGTTTGCCGCAGATGGAACTCGGAGCCTTTGCGACAAGCCCGATCAAGACAAGCGGGTCTGCCGTCACCCGCGCACCAGACAATCTCTATGTCGACCTGACGAAGGTGCCGGCGCTCGGCAGCGAGTTTACCGTCCTCGGCGAGGCGGAGCCGTGCCCTGACGTGCAGTCGAATGCGTTTGTCCTATATGACCTGTATAAGGACGCGAATGACAGAGCCTATCTCCGCAACGCGACGGCGGGGAATTTGGCGCTGCAACTCATCAATAGGTCAGGTGGTTCCGATACAGCGTCCATAGTGAGCGTCAACAACAGCGCCACACCCCGATACAAGTTCGCCGCTGCACACAAGGCTGACGACTACGAACTCGTGACGAAGGGCGTCAGCCGAGGAACCGACGCAAGCGGTGCGCTGGCAGCAGGTATGACTCTCTTCTATCTCGGACGTGGTCAGGCTGGCGGTCAATACTCAGCCCCCATCGGGTCCGTCGCCCTCATCCCCGAGCGCCTATCGCAGGCCGACATGATCGCGAGGACAACGCTATGACCGCTCCCATCGAAATGCTCCTGTGGGCACTCGACCGCGAGACGTTCGCGAACACCATGGCCGGGCTCATTCTGCCAGACGGCCGGCATATCGCATGGCTGGCGACCGAGGAGGAACCCGGCCCAGAGAACAACTCCATCCGAACGCTCGACGTCATCCTCTGCTCTGAAATCGGCGCGGTCGTGAAGACGCCTGCTGTACTCGACGAAGAAGGCAACGAGATCACGCCCGACGTCATCGTCCCCGGCTACCACGCCAATCTCGTAGCAACAGGATGGTTAGCCGACATGCTGACGTCGGGGCTGCCGGCCGAAGGCACGATATTCGAGCGCACTCGCATTCTCGATCTGCTTGGAAAGATGAACTGGCAGCCGAGCGCCGTTGGAGAGCCGCCCGGCTATGTCGGCACAAGCGGCGTCAAGATCAGTGATCCCGGCATCGTCAACAACCGCGTGCGGACCTGGGCCGGGCTCTAACCGGCGCACATTCGAACCATCTGAAAGGAGCTATGAATGTCAAACAATAAAACATTAGCAGAGCGCATCGTCGATTCTGCTAGAACTGGTCGTTCTGACCCAGATGAACTATCTATTCTAGACAATATTACAGCCTCTGCGGCTGAGATTAACCTTCTTGAAGGCGTTACGGCAACGACAGAGGCACGTTGTTCTGCTCTGCGTGACGAACTCCATCAAGCAACTGGTGCTATCTCGATGATCGATATGTTCATTCTTCGTCTCGAAAGTTCAGGAACAAGTGAGTAGATTTCGAATAAGGATATAAAACATGGGCAGTACTTATTTAGATTTAACAAACAGAGTTCTTCGTAGAATAAACGAAGTGACTATTGACTCTACCGAATTTGATACTGTTCGTGGCATTCAAGCCGCTGCCAAGGATGCTATCATTGACACTATTAGGGAAATCAACTCTCAAAAGTTTGAATGGCCTTTTAACTCTCAGGTGGGCTCTCAAACTCTTGTTGTTGGACAAGAGGAATACTCTTGGCCTTCTAATTTCAAGATTGTTGATTGGGAATCTTTCTATATTGAGAACGACGGTGTACTCTCTACAAGAACTACAAAGTTAAAGACTATAAACAAAGACGAATGGTACCATATGGCGATGCCATACGACTTAGATAGTGGTTCTACAGGAATTTCTATTCCCATGTTTGTCTTTGAAACTAACAGTGGTGGGTTTGGCGTTACACCGTCCCCTGATAAAGCTTATTCTTTAAAGTACAGGTATTGGTCAGTCCCGACTGATCTATCCGACTACGATAGCGAAACGGATATCCCAACTACCTTTGACTACGTTATTATGTATGGTGCCTTAATGCATATGTTTATGTTCCTTGATAACGATGAGAGAGCAAACAAATTCGAACAAAACTTTAAGAAAAGTTTAGCTGATATGTCATTCATTCTTATCCCTAAAGATAAATACATGATTGATACGAGGACAAGTCACAATGCCCAACAGAACACAGTCATTTAAAGTTGTTTGCCAAGGTGGGCTTAACACAAACGACAATAACCTTTATCTGTCTGACCACCTTCCTGGGACGGCGACCCGTCTAATTAACTATGAAACGGCCCTTTCTGGCGGTTACAGAAGAATCTCTGGTTATCGGTATTACGATGAGACTTACACAGAGGTTTCTCCTTCGACTGCCGAAGGTCCTGTTTTAGGTGTCTGGATTTTTCAGAACACTACAACAAACGACGCTGAGATTATCGCTGCCAGAAAGAATCAGTCTGGTGCTACGTATTCGTTTTTTAAACTAACGATCAGTGGGTGGACAGCCTACACTACTGGTATTACACATAACACATCAAGCGGTGGTTTTGCGACTGTATCTCGCGTCAGAGCAGAGCTATTCAACTTTGGTGGAACTAACATGATTGGTTTCGTTGATGGTGTTAACAGTCTAGTAATTTATGATGGGACTAACTGGTTCGAGTGCTCTTCGTCCAATACCGGTGGCTCTGGCTCTCCTGGTGGAAACCAAATTCTTGATAAGCCTTCAGTAATCACTTCTTTCAAAAACCATCTATTTGTCTCTGGGGACGAAAATACACCTTCAGTTGTCTCTTACTGCGCTCCTTCTGATGCTTTAACTTGGACAGCCGCTGCTGGCGCTGGTCAAATTGTTTGTAGTGAAGAAGTCGTTGCGATGAAACCCTTCCGTGATGAAAACTTTGTATTTAGTAAAAGATACATTAAGAAAATTATTCCTGATGTAACGGCGGGCTTTCTTATTAATGATGTTACCGCTAACTTGGGTATTATCGCCAAAGATTCTCTTTTAGAGGTTGGTGGAAATCTAATCTTCCTAGCGTCTGATGGTATCCGTCCTATCGCAGGTACCGATAGACAAAATGACGTTGAACTGTCTCTTCTTTCTCCAAACATTCAGTATACAGTAGACAACTTCTTTGCTAACTACGACATGGAAGACCTCGTTGGTGTTGTTATTAGAAATAAGACTCAATTCAGGTACTTTTTGTCTGGGGATTCTGACGCCACTGAGACTGCTTATGGCATTATGGGCAACTATAGGTTAAACAGCACTAATACTCAAAAGTGGGAGTTTGCTGAGCTGGTTGGCATACATGCTAATTGTGCATTCTCCGGTTTTATTGATGGAAGAGAATATGTACTACACGGAGACTACGAAGGTTTTGTGTTTAGACAAGAAATAGGCAACACCTTTAACGGAACAGACGTATTAGCAACGTACACAACGCCTTACTTGGACTTAGGCGACACTGAAATAAGAAAGCTTCTTAGAACACTAAATACTTTCATCAGAGCCGAAGGTAGTGTTACTTTCAACATTTCTCTAAGATTTGATTGGGGTGATGAATATGTTTTGAACCCTCCGAACTTTGCTGGCCAGACGCTAACAGGACCAGTAGTCTACGGAGCAGAAGTTGAATACGACGATGGTTCACTCTATGGTGGTATTTCTCGAAACTTCTTAAAGACAAATGTTCAAGGTTCTTGTTTTTCAGTTCAGTTTTCTTATGTTACGGAAGGTGGAGCGCCTTTTACAATTCAAGGTTTTGTTTTAGAATTCTCAGGAAAAGGACGTGAATAATGGCGGGTTATGTTAGACAGTCTATCGCTGATATCCAAGCGGGTGAAGATATTCTCGCCGCACCACTCAACGCTGAGTTCAATGCTATTCGTGATGCCTTCCACGGCTCTACAGGGCACGAACATGATGGCACCACAGGTAATGGCCCTAAAATTGACCTAACCGCTTCTATTTCTGGTGTGTTACCTGTAGCTAATGGGGGCATAGCAGCTATTCATAAACTTAATGCTACTTCTGCACCGACTACTGGTGATGACAGTGGAGATGGTTATGGTGTAGGTTCTCTTTGGATTGACACTACAAACGACAAGTTTTATATCTGTGTAGACGCAAGTCTTGGTGCAGCCGCTTGGAATGAGTACCAAGCAAAAAGCTCTAACTTGGATGAGTATGCTGCGGTAAATCCAACTTCCGCTGGCCTTGCCCTCTTAGACGATGCTGACGCATCCGCACAGAGAACTACTTTAGGATTAGCAATCGGAACTAACGTACAGGCTTATGATGCTGGATTGCAGTCGATTTCTGGTTTAACGACAGCTTCAGACAAAACTATTTATACCACAGGATCAGATACTTACGCAACAACTGATCTGACTTCTTTTGGTAGGTCGTTAATTGACGACGCTGACGCATCTGCTGCTAGAACCACTCTCGGTGTAGCGATCGGTACAGATGTTCAAGCTTACAGCGCCAACCTTGATGAATACGCCGCAGTAAATCCTACTACGGCAGGTTTAGCACTCTTGGATGACGCTGATGCGTCCGCCCAAAGAACAACACTCGGTTTGGCTATTGGTACCAACGTACAAGCGTATGATGCTGGTCTAGCTTCTATTGCTGGCTTAACTACTTCAGCCGACAAGATGATCTACACGTCAGGCTCTGACACCTATGTGGTCACCGGACTAACTTCTTTTGGTAGATCACTCGTGGATGACGCTGATGCTTCTACTGCGAGAACGACGTTAGGTCTTACCATCGGGACTAATGTTCAAGCGTATGATGCAGGATTAGCATCTATCGCAGGGCTAACTACCTCTGCCGATAAGATGATTTATACGTCTGGCTCTGATACTTACGCAGTTACTAGTTTGACCTCATTTGGTAGGTCTCTGATAGATGATGCAGACGCTTCTGCTGGTAGGACAACACTCGAAATAACTGCCGCTTCTTTTACAGAATTCAATTCATCCACTTCAGACAGATACATAAAAAACGATAGCGTATGGGGAGACTTAGCTGTTTTAACGGACGGGGCTTCTATTGCTGTAAATTTTAATAATGGTTATGACTTTGGCGGCTCTTCTAGTAGTGCCTTGGCTTTAGGCGGTAATCGTGCCTTAGCTGCCCCAACAAATGCCAGAAATGGGAAAAAGGGTATTCTTTGGTTCACTGCGAGTAGCTCTACCAGAACACTGACGTTAGACGCTGCATGGAATTTAATTACTGGCGTTGAGGCTGGTCCCTATTCCATAACTACCTCACAGACACTTGGTGTTGCTTATGTGTGTCGTGGGACGACTGTTTATGTAACCGGAATTTTAAGGATTGGTTAATGTCTAAAATTGTTACCTTTCAAGAAGAAAACATCTGGAAAAGATTTCCAGGTACCAGTCGTTTAACGCCTAGATTAATTGTGCAGTATGTCCAACAAGGTATTTGGTCGGACAGTGATTTAGAAAAAGAAGGCTTAAAAATTGCAGACTCTTTCGATACCCCCGAAGGAAAAGTTAGAGTAGGAGTAGAGTACTTTAATGAAGACGGTACCCAACAACTTTTTAACACAGAGGACGCTGTATCAATTCCTCCGTCAGTTATTACACCACTACAAGCCAGAAAAGCATTGAGAGCTTCTGATCTGTACACGCAAGTTACAAAATACATACAGACACTCACAGAAGAAGAACAAGAAGAGTGGGAGTACGCTGTACAAATAGAAAGAACTAATCCAATTTTGGTTAATGGGGCGACTGCCTTGGGGCTAACTGAAGAGCAACTAGATTCTCTTTTCATTCTAGGGGCGTCTCTATGATACCGGGTTTAACTCCAGTTGTTATTCCAAAATCTCTTCCGACAGTTACATTCATTGGGTCTAGTTTAGACAGTGTCGACAGAACGACTTATACTTTTAATGTTGACGTGGGAACTATTACAGAAACAACTCTTTTAGTAATGGGTTGTATGGGTGAAGATAGTCTTGAGTCCCACAATTTTACCGCAGCTTCTATCGGAGGGACATCTGCTACATTGGTAGTCTCGACTGGCAGTAGTTTGCTTCCGTCTGCGGTTTATTACAGAGAAGTTAATTCCGGCGGGACTCTGGCGTTTTCTTTTACTGTTTCTTCTACTTCGTGGCAATTAAGACGAGGAGCTGTAAACATTTGGAAAATCGAGAATTATCAGTCTGCCTCACCTTACTCGTCTGATTCTCAAACGGGAACTGCCTCTAGTTTGACTGGAACCGTTGACATCCCTGATGGGGGTATTGTTATATCGACTGCTATCGCAAATGGTACAGGCACTGTTTCATGGACCGGTCTAACTGAAGATCACGACGATTCTCTGGATAGCGCTGTTAGAGTGTCTGGCGGTTCTGGAAGGTATACTTCTGGTGTTACCGGACAAGATATCGTTTTAAGTTTAGGTTCTTCTCGATCCGCTAGGCTTCATTGCATTGTTTGGAGATGATTCATAGGAGTTACAAATGGTTGGATACGTTAGACAATCTGTAGCAGAAATTCAAGACGGTGAAGAGGTTGTCGCAACTGTTCCTCAGATTAATCTTGCGTGAAAAGAAGAAATGAGGCGGGACATCTGTTGAGAATCCTACCTGTTTTGTCATCGGGTGACAAAGTGTCAAATGGAGAAAAAGGTAAAACAATGAATAAAACTAAATTCTATGACTCTATTAGACCTCACGTAAATCTAACTACTCAGAACGTGTTAGGCATGGACAAGGTTCTCGATTTCGTAGAGCAAAAAGAAGACAATCTTCAGCATTCGGCCTACATTATAGCCACTGCTTGGTGGGAAACCGCACAAACTATGATGCCTGTGAGAGAGGCTTACTGGAAAGACGAAGCTTGGCGAAAGAAAAACTTCAGATATTACCCTTACTATGGGCGTGGTTACATCCAATTAACTTGGGACTATAACTACAAGAAAGCCTCTGACTACTTTAACGTCGATTTCGTTAAGAACCCTGATCTTGTAATGCAAACAGAGTATGCTCTACCTATTCTTGTTGTTGGAATGAACGAGGGGTGGTTCACTGGTAAAAAACTCGATAATTACATTGATGACACCGACGAGAATGACACAGAAGAGTTCAAGGAGTACAAGAACGCTCGTCGTATTGTTAATGGAACGGATAAGGCTGAAACCATTGCAAAGTTGGCCGTTATCTTTGAGAAAGGCCTTAGAGAGGCTGGGTATGGCTTAAAACCCACAGAAAAGCCCGTACAGGCCCCTCCAGTTGTTTCTGGTACACCTACACTACCAAAGCCCCAAGAGCCCTCAGTGAGCTTTCTAGACGCCATTCTGAGCCTTTTAAAAATTCTCTTTAGGAGTAAGTAAAATGCAAGAAGCTATTACAGTCTTAGTAAGACAACTTCTTTTGTCTCTTGGCACTTACCTGTGGACTTCAGGTGGAATCGAGCAAGTTCAGATTGATCCACTTGTAGGCGCAGGTATGGCGTTGTTCTCTATTCTCTGGATGTCTTGGGATCGCTTTATTAAACCTAAGTGGTTTAAGTAATGTGGAGTATCCTCTCAAGTATCTTCTTAACAAGTTTTCAACAGATAACCAGAGACTTAAAAGATGCCTACACAACTAAACAAAATGCGAAGACAGAACAAGAGCGTATTGCCGCCGAAGAAAGAATCGCTCTACTCGAAGCTAGAAAAACAAGTATACTTGCTGCCCAGAGTGATCCCGTTGAGCGATGGGTTAGGATTCTTTGGGCTTTGCCTTTTATCGCGTATAATATGAAACTTGTTCTCTGGGACAAAGTTTTTAGTCTCGGTGCAACAGACAGTCTATCTCCAGAACTCTATCAAATTCAAATGATTGTGCTTGGAGGTTATTTCTTCTTAGATGGTATTAATAGGTTTAAACGATGACAAAAGATGAAAATTTCGATAAGAGAGAAATAGAGATCTTGAAAAAGGTGGCAACAGAACGTATTACCTATGATACCCTAACACAAAAACTAAAGACAAATTGGATTTGGATAGTTGGCACTGGTATTCTAGCTATTTGGGGACTATGGGATAAAGTTCATACACTCTTTATAGGGGTGAAATAATATGGCAGACACAATTCCTACTTTTTATGACCCTTTCGGAAACATTATTGATAGACCGTGGACTCAGGGAACCTGGAGGCAACAGGGACTGGATTCTGCTTGGTTGAATTGGACTCCTGGTCAACCTAGTCCAGTTACGACGACCCCAGAAACTACCACTACAACAACTCCACCTTTAACCCCAGATCAGTCTACTCAAGTTGTTCCTGGCGCGGTAGACAAAGACGTTCCCGGTCAGATTAACGTCGTAGACTACGGTGGTCAAGTAGCGACTAATCCTAGTTCCGCAATGACTACGGACAATCCGGCTACGACAGATGTAAACGAAAGTATGCATCTTTCAACTAGAGTTCCAGACATCAATGAGAATGCTGCTGGTACGAACATCGACGCTACTGACCCTAAATACAATATGGACCCGAGTGGCACTAATGCTCAAACGGCACAAGTCACAACTACGGCACAAGCTGCTGCACCTGATGCTAACGTAGCTAATACTTATCAGGCTACTGAGATTAGTGATAGTGTTGCTAACCAAGATATGACTGCGGCTCAAGGCCAAGTTAGCCAGAATGCACAGGTTAACACACAGAACGTAGAAACTGACATTCAAGTCTTCGACCAAGGTATTGCTGGTGAAGCTCTAAAAGACTTTGCTTCGTTATCCCCTGATCAAGTTGATCCTAAGGCAACAGTTCAAGGACAACTGGAAGCATTACAAAGTCAGTTCGTAGACGCTAATGGCAATCCTAAGATTCCTTCTTGGGCTCAGGCCACTGCAAGAAACGTACAGAGAATTGCTTCTTTCTCTGGTATGACAGGTACTGCGGCGACTGCTGCGTTATCACAGGCGCTCTTAGAGGCCTCTCTTCCTATTGCGAAAGAAGACGCTCAGTTTTTCCAGACTTTAACTCTTCAGAATCTTAGTAATGAACAAGAAGCAACTATTAACAGAGCAAATGTTCTTTCTCGCTTAGAGTTACAGAACATGGACGCTCGCATGTCCGCTGCTACTCAGAACGCCCAAGCTTTTTTACAAATGGATTTAGCAAACTTGAGTAATGAACAACAGGCTTCTGTCCTCAATACTCAAAACAGAGTTCAAGCTATCTTCGAGGATAGTAAACAGGTAAACGCTCAAAGACTCTTTACTGCTCAGTCTCAGAATGACATGGACAAGTTTTACGATGAGCTTTCTGCTCAGGTAAGTCAGTTCAATACCTCTCAGATGAACGGTATGCAACAGTTTAATGTGTCTGAAGCCAATGGTATGTCAAAGTTCAATGCCGACCTTGAGAACCAAAGAGAACAATTCTATAAGAGCATGCAGTACAACATCGATGTCTCTAATGCTAAATGGAGACAGACAGTTACTACCGCAGAAGCCCAGATGGACTTCGAAGCCGCAGCCACAGACGTTAAGAACATGGTTGGTATTTCTAATGAACAACTAAACCAGTTGTGGGACCGTTCGGACTCAATGTTGCAGTACCTGTGGACCTCCACCGAAAACGAAGCCACAAGAAAGCACGAACTGACCCTTGCTGCTATCAAAGGCGACCAAGCGGATGCTGCTGGTACAGGTTCTCTGGTAGGCTCTATCGTCGGTGCGGGTGCTTCGGCATTCTTTGACTGGTTATTTTAAAGGTGAATCATGGCTGTAACAATGACAGACGCAATTATTAAATCGATGAAAGCCTACTGGAAAGATAAACAGCCAGTAGAGCTATCAAAGGTTAAACCATTGAAATACAATAAGAAATACTTCGACGGAGCCGAAAAGGACCTTCTTGGTGGAAAGGGTAAAAATGGCAAGACTTCCTAATGGACCTATCCCCGGAGAAAACTTCACAAGAGACACCAAGAATTTCCCTTGGCATCGTCCCCCTGAGTTTTCTGATCTTGATAAAGCCGTAGAGTCAGCCATGGAAAAGCTCACGGATGAAGACAGTTCAGTTGGTGTTCTCACTATGCTTGAGCTTGGTGTACCAGTGTCTGCAATTACTGAGATGTTCATTATGTCTGGTATTAGTATGGGCAAGTGGACTGTTGACACAGGCATCCTTTTGGCAGGGCCAGTATCTCACATTGTGTGTCTAATGGCTAAGGGCTATGATATCGAATACGATTTAGGTATTGACAAAGAAAAGCCTGTACCTACTAAGGCCTTTTTCTCTGAGATCAAGAAGATTGATAAGCAAAAAGCTAAACAGGTTGTTGAGAATGTCCAAGAACAACTCCCAGAGATTCAAAGTCAAGCATCTGGTTTTATGGGCATGAACAAAACTAATGAGGTAATGTAATGGGTTTTATGGCTGGTTTTGGCCCCGCTTTCTCCGATGCATTCAATGCAGGTAACGACAGAAGGGCCAAAAGGAAAGATGATCTCTTTAAGTTAACTTATTCAGAGTTTCTTGATCGCAGAGAAAAGTACGAAAAGAAAAAGGAATCTGATAGTAAGTTAATCGGTTCTGCTAAGACACTGGCGAGAGACCTTGCCGGTAACGAGGAGTATTGGCCTAAAGTCTATGATTGGCTTCAGTCTGGTATGTCCGAGAATACTATTCTTGAACTCATCCAGAACGGTGAATTTGAGACTGCCCTGACGGCGACCCCTGAAGTTCAAGACATCGGTCCTCCCGAAGAAGTTCAGATGGCTGACAGTGGTTTGGCTAACCCGACCGCAGAAATGCCTGCTGCTCAGAGCGACGTAGCCCAAATGGCTATGCCAGAGCAAGACTCCGGTATGATGGGCAAACTATTCCCAGGTATGGCGCAAGCCAAGAGGGACCGAGATATCAATAGGTCTCTTGATCAAGTTTCTCAGGTTTCTGGGATGAAAAGAGAAGAGATCGACCAGATTATGAAGGGTACTGGTAATACAGCTAAGACTGACAGTTCTGGTATTGTCTACAAGAGAAAGCCTACACCCGTAGAACCCGACAAGATTAATACTCCTGAAGAGTCTTGGATCGAACAGACCCATGCCCAAAGAGAGTATGATCTGAACCCGACGGCTACTAATGAGGTTCGTTTGCAGAAAGCTAATGACAGGGTTAGGGCTCTTAAAGATTTGGAGACTATCAAACAAGAAGCTCGTGCCAGAGCCGATGCTGCTAAAGAGGGCCGTGCGTATGGCTTCTTTAGTGCTAAGAAACTTGATGAAAATGGAAAGTTTATGAATGCTGTTCTTGTGGAACAAGCAGAAAATGGTTTTTACAAGACAGAGTCTGGTGAACTGATCCCTCAAAACCAAGTTCAACGTTGGAAAGATGGAGAATTCGACGACTACAAGAAGGTAGCTAGTGCTACTGCTAAACTTGGTGGTGATCATGTAACAAAACGTAGTTCTAACGTTAAAGAGCTTATTTATCTCTCCAAAGATATGGCAACAATCGTTAATCAAACTAGCGGTGCAGTGCTTGCTCAGAGAACTTCTGGTTTAGCATCTTTAGCCGTTGATTGGGCACAAGAGTTAAAAGAGCTTTCGAGAGTTCTCACTGACGACAATATCGCTAATGATAAGAATGCTGCTCAAAAGTTAAACGAATTGGATGATACTGTTTCTAATTTGTTAAAGAAAAATATTACTGATCTGGCGACTCAAAGAGGGCTTCTTGAAGCTAAGGCTAAAATCTTTGCTTATAAGCTAGGTATGGCTATGGGTCAAGAGGGTAGATCGCTTGTTGAAGTTGAACGTAAAGTCTTTGAAGACCTCGGTTTAGGTCAAACGGGAGGCACTTCTACTCCACAAAAATTCAATCAAAACTTGGCCAATATTGTCTCTGACCAAGTTAGAAGTCTCGATAGTGCAGCTATTGATTTGAATAATTATAATATTGAAATGGAAGCTTTCCAGAATCTTTATCATTGGAAAGAACCTCCTTTTGAAACAGTACCTAGTTTCGGTAAGATGTTAGCGAGAGAGCCTGAATTACAAGATGCTTATAATTACTTCAAACCATTTATGAATCTTGATATAAATCAGGAGTCACAAGAGACAGTAATTAACGGATACAAAATTAGGAAAAGAAACTAATGCCAGTTTTTGAAATTGAAACACCTGATGGTTCTGTTTATGATGTAGAGGGCGAAAACGAACAGGGAGCATACGATGCTTTACAACAAATGCTCGGGGGAGCGTCTTCTTCGGGCAGAAATACTGTTGAAGATTTTAAATCTGGAAAGTTATTTGAAAGTGATAACCAAGGGGTTTCTAATCCTCCTCAAGAGGCCCCTCAATCTCCAACATGGAACTTTGAACAGTCTGGGTTAGAACCGGGAATGCCGGGCTCCTTTGCTGATGCTGCTGGTGGCCTATACAACGCACCGATAAATATTGCAGAAACTGTTTTAGCCCTAAGAGATAAATTCTCTGGGACTAACTCAGCAGAATCCTTCAGAGAGTCTGTGCCTAAGTATGAATCCCCTAGGAAAGGAACTCTTTCTGGGGACCTCTTTACTGGGACAGGAGAGCTTGCCGGAGGCTTTCTGGGTGGTCTTGGTGTCGCTAACAAAGTGTATAAAGGCGCTGGGGCTATGGGCAAGGTGCTTAAGACCCTGTTTGCCGAAGCGGGTGGTGCAAGCTCCGTTGATGCCGAGACTGATACTATTCTCATTGGAGAAAATGGTCTCTTCCCGATCTACGAGGATTTAGGTAAAGATGGTAATGGTACCTTTAGTGAAGACCTCTTAAGTAAAAGAATGACCATCTTGGCTGATGCAATGGTATTGGCCACAGGTGGCGAAGCGGCCGCTCGTACTCTTGCCGGTGGCTTTAAGTTAGCTAATGACTTCATCGTACAACCGATCAGAAACTTAGGTAATCTACAGGGGATGAAGAAAACTCTTGTAGAAGATATTCTCACAGAGATTGTACCAGTCACAGAAAAGACTTCTCCTGAAGAAATCAAACAAATCACCAATAGAATTCTGGATAAGATAAAAGCTAATTCGGATGTTCTCTTTAAGACAGACGAGCTTGGTGACGTAGGTTTCACTAGAGACACAATGTCTGCTTACGAACAGGGCTTAGACCCTCTGACTGAAGGTGCTGATATTGCCAGAGCAAGGGGCCTTCGTGCTGGTGTTGAAAGCAAGAATTCTTCTCACTTAAAGGACGTACTAGACGCTCCTTCCAAAGAGACTGATAGACTTCTATCGGGTGCAGAAGAACTGGCTGGTGGTCAAGATGCAGCAACAGGGGCGAGAACTAAAGTCCAGACTTCTGTTGTGGATGATATAACGAAGATGGATACTGGTGTCGCAGACCTAAACAGAAAGATTGTTGAGTCTAAGGAAGACATCGTTAAGTTAATTCAAGATGATCCTACCTTTGGTGAAACTCTAAGTAAGCTTGGAGATGAAGCCAACATCGATTTCTCTACTGCACAGAACATGAGGATCGATGAGGTCGTAGATAGAATTAACGAAGCGTCTGACGTTATGACTAAGACGAAGAATGATCTCTTCGCGGCTATTCCGGACGTTCCTCTCGACCCTGAAATCTTAAAGAAAATGGAGGGAATGCTAGACTATCTCCCCCCAGAGTTAAGTAAAAAAGTAAAGAACATGGGTGATAGCTTTAAGCAAGCCCAAGAGTTTGCCGACTTTGATCTCTCAGACGAAATCTCAAAGCTGAGAAAGTCTGGTGATTACAAGAAAGCTTCGATGCTCTCTGAGTTTAAGAGAATCATCACAGATGATCAACTTGATGCATTAGCGAAGAGTGGTAACCCAGAAGTCAAGAAAGCCGCCACAGAGGCAATGGACTACTACAAGAATGTTTATGCGCCCTTCTGGAGAGATGGACCACTGGAAGATATCCAGAGGATTGGTAGAGACAACAAGTTTAAGCCCGATACCAAATATGTTGAGTCTGGTGGTGTTGTCAAAAGCACAATTAGTGATCCTTCTAGAGAGCGCTACACAGCAAAGCTGATTAAACTTTTGGATACCCCAGAAGGTAAAAAGTCTTCTGTCCAACTACTTGATTATACCCTTGGTGAATTTGCTTCGGACGTGCAGAGGTCTCTTAATGCCAACAAGGGGAGACTTGACCCTACTGAAATCAAGCAGATCAGTTTACGTTTAGAGAAGTTTGTTCCGGTCTTCAAGAACATCGGAGACAAAAAGGGTGTTGAGAAAATCAATTCTTTCATTACCAGAATAAACTCAATGGATAGAAACACCGATGATCTTCTTGCAGAGCTTGACATCTTGAAGAAAACAAGAGATCAAGAAGTAAAGCACTTAAAGGGTAAATACTCTGAGTTCTTTGAGGATATCGGTGGTGAGACAGTTGCAAGAACTGACACTACTGGTGTATTCAAGGATATCTTTGATAACCCTGAAGTCCTTCGTGATCTCCCTGACGTTATTGCTAGGGCAGGGGATAAGGGTGAAGGGCTAAAAGCCTCTTACACCAAGTACTTAAAAGACAAACTCTTTAGAGCAAAGGAGTCTGGTTCTGGTGGTAAACTGTTAAACCCTGTTGGAGACGAAGACTTAACTCGCTTAATGAAAGCGGGGGATATCCTCTACAAAGATCAACCTGATGTTATGAATGCTGTTAGAGGCATTGTCAGAGAAACGGTGGCTCTGGACAGAGGTAGAAGTGCTGGTAAAGTTCCTATCTTTGATGCTTCTGAGTTCAGAAAGTCTGCCTCTGGTGGTGTCGACTTTATCATCACCCAGGTGTTTGGTGCGCTGAACCGGATGGGCGCAAGAGTTCGATCTGGCGCAGGGAGAGTTCTCAATAAGCTCGATCCAAAAGATACTGCTGCCGTTATGCTCGATAAGCTTATGTCCGACCCACATGAATTCGTGAAAATAGCCAAAGAAGTACAAAAGTCTAAAGAGGCTAAATTATCTCCAGAAGTCAAAAAGAGACTCTACCAGTTTTTCTCCATTGCCATTCCTAACGCATTGGATAGTGAAGACCAACAGACAGAAGACCTCTTTCAGCAGTAGATAACTACAGACAAAAAATAACCCCCGGTATCCTTAGGTGGACGCCGGGGGTTTTTCTTTATGTTATTTAACTATTTAGTTCGTGTTCGATAAAGTACATTAGGTGATCGTACTGTTCAACTCGTGGATCGTTATGGAAAACATTTTCTCTAGGGCCTATTAGGACCATTCGCTTTCCTTTGGCTAAACCGTAGCCGAATTCAACATGGCGACCACCACCTGGAGTTTTAGTGCCACGGGGATGAGTAAAAGAAAGAACGATATCACACTCGTCGACATCATCCAAATCTAACTTCGAAATATCTTCTAGTGATAATCCATCTTCGCCACCATAAACCCACCTAGCATTGTTTTTATGTCCTGCTTTTTCTAGAAGTGGTGCTAACGCTCCAAGTTCTTCTCTACGTGAAAATAAACTTGCCATGTAGACTTTAGCCATTCTTTTCACTATCCAATTCAGTTTGTAAAAGAGCCAACGCTCTCCAAGCCACCTTAGCACTGTGTCTCATACCGTCACCATCAAGCTTACCTCTATCGATAAGGTGACGAATGATACAATCAGCATGATCCGTGGATTTCTCTTTAGCCCAATGCAAAGGTTGTCCTGGGTTATGTTGATCGTTACCTGTTTTAGAGACTAAGGCAACCTCTGCCAGAGCATCAGGGAAATAGTCTAGAACACCACGAGCAATAGGACGATTCTTCCTATCCTCATGGGACATATCCTCTAACTTCAAATGTCAAACTCCAGTTGACTATCGTTAACAATTACTGAAACACGCCATCTGCCATCAATAAGAATAATTTCACCCTTTACGTCGTTGTACCCATTATCAATCTGGGTGAGAATCACTTCTTCAAGAAACCACATAGCATCATCAAATTGAATAAAGCTCTGAATATCAATCTCTTTCTCGGCCATAGAATTTAGTCTCCTGTTTCTTATCTTCGAATAGATACCAAGCACAGTTATCTTTGCCTGTCATTTTACTATCAGGAATCCATTTTACTCTACCAACACTAACAATCTTGGAACAGTACTCTAAGTATTGAGAAGCTTGTTTAGTGTGCATCCAATCAGCATCAAACAACAACCAAGTTGGTCTTAAAGACCTGAAATGATCAATCATTGGATGAAGGATTTTCCTATCCCAAGGAGGATTGGTAATGAAAAAATCGAAACCCTCTCCATTCCCAATCTCAAAAGCGTCTAACTTGAATACTAAGTCCGCCTGTGGTTCGATGTCAGATGCCCACACGCAGGTGTGTCCGTGTTTCTCCAGATGTTTGAACAGGGCACCATTACCTGCGCATGGTTCTAAAAACTTTGAGTTTTCTGGTAGAAACATTAGTAAAGGCAAGACTGCCTCATAAGGTGTAGGATAGAAATCCCTTTCCTTTCTCTCGAAGTTACTTCTCTTTCCCATTACTTATCCCCACTGACTTGCCATTGCATTGGCGATTCCTTGATAAGTCTTTGAGCGCTCTTTCCACCTGTCTTTAGAGGGACCTAGATTGTTTTGACCTGAAGGAGTTTGATTCGCGTAACGATCTTTAGTAATGACTTCAGTTGGCTCAAGATTAGGTAATCCTTTAGCCAGAGACAGGTTCTCTTAGAAGCATCATGGCCAAACTGCCAAGGTTGAATGGTCTGAGTATGTTTTGGAAGTTTACTATATTTGTGTGGTATAGGGTTTTCTACACAGATTTTTCTTATAGGAGCATTATATAGAGAATTGAAAAATTCAGTGGCTTTCTCTAAGTCGTTCCATCTCTTAAAGACTTTTGTCTCGTCTTCATCTGAGTGATCCTTTGGTAAGAACAACCATCTAACACCAGAATTACAAAGATATGTACAAGGAGGATGAGCAATCATTAAGTCCCACCCTTCATCCAAGTAATCACTAACATCACTTTCAATATGAAAGTCACTGTTGTCGTCAGAGGGGAGTAGGTCACAACTCCACGCGTTATGACCCTTAGCCCTGAACGCTTCCCTGACAACACCTGAGAACTCACAAGCTATCAAAACGTTCATTATCTAAAAATGCCTTTCTTTGAGGTCTATCTGTAGAATAACAAAAAAGATCGGGATTAGTAACCATTGGAATATAGATTACTTCCAAATTGTCATCATTAGGTCTTTTATATACTTCGTGTAAAACTCCGAATATCTTAACTTGTTTGATTAACTCAAAGTCTAACCCCATCGCTTGAGCACGAATTGTCTCTGGGGTTACACAATTGAAGACTGCGTTTGTTGTGTTTAATGTGACAACTAGCACTTTTAACAACGGTAAAAACATTAACTACCGCAATAACCTCCTCCTGTTATGTCGCAGACATCGTTCCATTCTGCGTACTCTTCAAACTCCTCTCCAAGTTTTTCTACAGCTTCACTATATGTGACGGAAGTAAGGGGTTGTCCTCCACGCGCTCCATCCGGATAGCATGTAAACCCTCTGAGCCTCGGTGCATACCTAATAAGGACATCGGCAAATTCGTTAGTGTTAAATTTTTGTTCGTTCTTAGCAGGCAAGTTAATTGTACTAGAGATTGCCATGTCAACGTAATCTTGTACGTCTGCTTGGAATTTAATTCTTCTTTCGTAATCTGTTGCGAGATCAACGGCACTCTCCACTTTCTCTGGGGTTACACCCAGCCTTTCAATTAAGTCTTTGGCAACACTATCAACTGCGTATTGGTAGTGCCATTTAGTACCCTTTAGATATCTACGTTTATAAGCTACAGCGTATACAGGCTCAATACCTGTGGTAGTTCCTGCGACCATTCCGATAGTTCCGGTGGGGGCAATCGACCTATTTGCGATAGGCCTGCTAATCCCTAGCGTATCCGCGTATTTTCTAGAAGTGTCATCACTAACACCTTTGTAAACAGACAACCACTGGTGGAGTTCAGGAACAACTTCATACCGATACCCTCTCTTTAGCAACCATTCATGAAGTCCCATTAAACCAAGACCAAGACGACGATTCTTTTCGCGAGTAAGACGAATTTTATCGTATGGAAGGTCAGCTTCTAAGGTACCACAAAGAAGAAAAGCAGTTGCTAATTCAACGAGAGTACTAAACTCTTGAATAGATTCAATCCTACTTAGATTCAACGAACCCAGATTACAGACGTCTGAGTCGTCTTCGGAAGTAACTTCTGTACCATTTTGTTTTTGCCTTATTCATTTCTGAAAGGCCTCCGTATCTCTACGGAGTTCAGACTATATCACCACCCTCAAAAAGAGGGGCCAATCTTTCCAACTTATACATAAAACTTGGTTGCATAAAAGGTTTTACTGTCTCGACGAACAGTTTTAAATCCTTTGTTTTAACTCGTAAATAGTAATATTTATTGTGACGATTAACATTTGTTCGTATGCCGGTACTCTTGTAAATTGCTTTACTCAAAGCCATATTGTCTTGGTAGCTAAAACCTTTAGTATGCAAACTTATTTCGCCGTGAGGATTTTTAAAACGCGTGTCTAAATACGCCCCGCCATCCGCCATAAAAATAATAGCTAGTGCCTCTGCATCCATGAGTTTTAACATGTGTGGATCAATAACTTTAGTCCTGTCAATGTACAAACGCCGATGTAATTTAGTAAAAAATGGATGAACTTTTGTTGTTAATCTTAATAAAGGTTGTCTCTTAAATCCATCTTTATTGTAATCCGGTGGTTCAATAATACTTGTTGTCGTGACGTTTTCTAAAGTTTTTTGTACCCACTCAACATAATCAGAATTTTCTTTTCGCATATTTAGAATAAAGTTTGCGTTCTGATTCTTACCTTGTTTGTATAGACCACCGTCGAAAGTGGCCATAAAAGAGATCAATTTTACGAGTTGTTTTTTATCTGTATAAGTCATAGTCGTTAAACTCCCAAATACTTGGTTAGCACGGTATTGTCCTAAAAGGAGTTTCACCGTTTTCATATTGGTTGAATTCAATACTAATTACTTAGTAAGGGCGCACACATTTACGCGTTTCTTAGAGTCTCTCTTTCTTTATCGAAAAAGTTGAATGAGAAGCCAGGGTCACCCGTTGTTAAAGCTTGCTCAACATTAGTCAAAAATACTTTGTCTGGCTTGTTGGTTTTATAGTAGTTTAATAACCACTCAGTATCATAGTTAACAGAAATGTTAGTCATATCTAACGGGGCTGGAAAGTCCCAATCAAGATTCTTAATATCCTGTATCGTCTTGCCAGTCCCAGCGACACCGTAGTTATGCCAGTTCTTCACTGTTAAAAACTGATCAATATCTCCGTGTTTCCAATTTAGAGAGGCGTACAAAGCTGATCTTCTACTTCCTCCTTGCATAACACGTCTACCAATTTCATTGATCATTAACATTTTAGGAATTGGCCCGGAGGCTTTACCACCAGTCCTAGCAATTGTGGCTCCGGATGGACGATACACAGAATAGTCGGTCCCGATGCCACCGCCAGTCAAAAGACACGATTCGGCCTTCCACGAGAGGTTCGCCCAATCTTCTCTAGTATCCTCTTCCGCACGAAGAAGATAACAGTTATTAAAGAATTTAACTTTTCTGCCAGCGTAGTAAAGATACCTACCACCAGGTAGAAATTTCATCTCTGCAATAGCGTTCGCAATTGCACTAACAGTATCGTTGGGTAAGTATTTACCACAAACTTGTTTAGCGAGTGTCCACGCTAAGTCTTCCCATGTTTCACATCCATCATGTCTGTATTTGTTTAAAAATGTATCGTGACTTAATTTGTTTCTAAATACTTTTTCCATTCATTCTCCAAATCTATTACTACCACACACTAAAATCCTCACGAGAAGATTTCTCCTTTTCGTCTTGTTCTCCTCCAAGCCTCCAAAAGCTCCATAGTGATCATTTGGATTGAGTATGCTTTAAACTCTCTACTTGGTTCATCTTCATTGATAAATTCACAAATAAAATCAAAGACATGAGTAGCTTCGTGTACCATTAAACCAATGATGTTTAACAGAGGCTGTTTATCATCACCATTCAACACCACAAGAATTGCTGCTTCACCAGTCTTGTCGTTACAAACGTACTGAGTACACCCACTGCTTACAGGATATTCCGGAGGCTCTTCTATCTTGAATTCTTTCATGGCAGCGTCCCAAGCCTTCTTACTAGGACAAAACCCTAAGAAGACAGGTTGCCACCCTCTGTCAATCCAGTAGACTTTATTCAAGTATTATACCTCTTGTGGAGCTTATCATAATTCATCTGAAATAACTCCTCAGGGTCAAACCCTAAGTCCTTAACCAGATTGCACCAATACCACTGGATATCTCCAAGCTCTAACTTCATAGCCTCTTCTCTGTGGCCTAAAGAGAAAGGCTCATCCTTGGTCTTATAGCGAACAGATTTCTTAATGATATCAACAGCTTCACCTGTTTCACCTGCAAGACCAAGTGCAGGGTACACAACAGCATAGTCTTCTCGGTATTGTGCAGTCTCTTTTACAGTGTCGTAAAACTCTTTAAAATTCATACAACAATCCCTTGTTCTTTTAAAATAGTAACAATGGCTTCGTTAACATAACGCTCTCCAGACTCATCAAGGTCTTTCTTGGTGCAGTCTATTACAGTTAAATAAGGATAGTCTGAGTCTGAGGCCATATACTCAATGTATAGTCTGTTATTCTCTTCGAACCAACAGTCAAAACTACTAAAGGTTAATAAAGATTCTCCTTCTTCGTTTGGCTTTTCGAAGTAGGTTGTGACCTTATCCATAAACTCAATTCTATTCATTTAGTTAATGCGCTCCAACTATACTTTAGGTTTTCGAGTTTGGAGATTTCTGTGTTTCTAAAATAGGTCTGGCTCATTTTCTTTTAGTTTCTCTCGAATAGCATTAGCAACTAGGATGTGCTCTTTTTGAGTTCCATTACCTCCTCTCAAATCAAGATAATGAATCCATGTTCGAACAGGGGCAGCCATGTATAAACGACTCATAGTCAAGCCTTCTGGCAAAAAGACTCTGGCGCATTCCTTAGCGGCCCCCCTGCTCAACCATTTAGAATAAATAGTCTGTGCGTACTCAATGGCTTTTTCACAGTCTTTTTCAAATTCAATTTTATTGTCGACTGAAAAGTCATCAATGGAATTTTGCCTATTGTCTTTATCTTGACGACGAAGTTCTCTAACGGTAAACTTTTGAACCTCAGCGTATCTTTGAGAAAACTCTTGAAAGCGGGCCGAAGCATGTCTTAGCATTTGTCTTGAAATATCTCTCGGAGCTTCCACTTCAACAATAAAATGACACATCTCAAAAGGCGACCAATGATTATTCTTTTTCAAGTATTGGATCAAACCCTTTCTAGAAAGGTCTGCTTGGCCACCGGGGTTGGAAACTTTACCCATGTACATAATAAAATCAGACATGGTTTTTAGTTCAACCCCTTCAACCAACGGCACAGTCTTACCAGTAATAGAGACTTTTAAATCCACTTATCTATTTTTCCTTCTAAAAATTCAAACATTTGACTTGCTTTTGCTAATCGCCTTTCGCATAAATAAGGCATGATTCTTAGAAGAGTGTCAAAACAGCCTTTCTGGTTTTGGACTGACCAAGTCCAGCGTGCTTTGTTTTTTCCTTTATACGGCCCACACATAGTTCCGACACCTAAGACTCTATGTAATTTCTGAATGACGTCTTTGTCTGTCATCGAGACTACAATCTCGCATCTCCTTGATAAGGTTCGTCCTTTTACGTTTGTAAAAACGATTGAACCTTCACCTTCTATAATACCTGCCGCCCAGGCATCCATAATAGGCGGATTTAGAGTTTCAATGAGTTTAATTTCCATTAGTTAACTACGTGTCCTGTAGCGAGTAAGATGGCTTCATTGGTTACTGCCTCAGCCCAAACGACACAGCCATCACCATTGTAATAGACAACCCAAGAGACACCATCTTGGAAGACACCTTCGATGATGTTACCATCAGCATCAAAAACCGGCATCATGAAGATATCCACGGCAGATACCATATTCTGACCAGTAGCACCAGCATAAACATTTAGTGCAAGAACTTCCTCTGGCGTTAGAGAGTCAATATAAGGGGCGACTGGATTAATCTCTTCGTACACAATCTCAGAGGTATAGCAATCAATCTCTTGGGCTTTTACAGGACCAGCAAGAACTAAAAGTCCGACGACCACCGCAACGATGCCCATGGCATAAAGAAAAGGCTTAGAAGTCCAAATATCCATATTAATGTTCCTTGTGTTTAAAAAGAGAGCACTTAGCAAAAAACTTACCATCTTGAGCCTGAAAGTTTATTTCATTTACGTTAATGAAAAACCTATCGTCAAACTCTTCTCGGTAAAAACCATAAATAGTTAGCATCTCGCTAAGTTGTTCTACATCAAATTCTAGAAAGAGAGGTTGCACAAAATCAGGCATCATACAACACTGGAAATACACGTTGTAAATCGACATCGTCGATCAAACCGCTGTAGTACAGGTTGATAAATACCTCGACTGGAGTTAAATCAAATTCTTCTAAAAATTCCTCAAATGTATATTGTTCTAGGTGATCGCTAATCAGTTCCTCTAATCGTCGATCTGTCTCCTTATCAAATTGTTTCATTCTTCATCTGTTTCCTCTATGTTATTCACAGAGAGATTAACCCTTTTGTATTCTTGTCTCTTTGGGTTAATCACTCTTAATGAGAAGGCTCCCCTTTTCTCTCCGGGGTCCCGTAGAACCTTCGCTATTACATTTCTTTTTCGCCTACGGGAATGCTTTTCTTTGTCTTCCAAATTACCCATTACCTATTCTTCAAGATATCTTCAATATGAATTGGAGTATAATTTATGTGCTCAACACATACACACTTATAGGGTCCCTGTGGAGACTTTTTCTCATGGATATGTCCGTGTACGTTCCACTCTACCTTTCTAAAAGAGTCTTGGTGTAGAGGAACGTGCGTTAGTACCATGTTGTGCTCTTTAAAGATTCTCCAGAGTTCAATCTTTTCGAAGTGCTTTTGGAAAACACTGTCTTTACCCTTATCGTGATTTCCAAGAATCAGGCGTTTATGGCCCATGAGTCTTGAAAGGATACTGTCCGCGATAGCTTGACCTCCAAAATAAACATCACCAAGATGATAAACTTTATCTTGGGGTTTGATAATTTTATTCCAGTTATCAATCATTCTCTCGTCCATTTCCTTTACAGAATCAAACTTTCTGAAAGGGAATCCGTCTTCTCCTAAAAACTTTAGGATGTTGGAGTGGTTAAAATGGGTGTCAGAAATAACAAAAATCTCAGCCATATTCTTTCTTTAAGTGGTTCATAGAAATAAACTGTAGGTCGTAATCGCCTTTATCGACGTTTCTCTTAATGAATACCCCTCTGGTCCACAGTTTGTTTACTTCCCCAGCCCATGGTGCATCGTAGTCCTGATAAACACCAGCCACAAGACCATTAAGGCGTTTACCAGAGGCATCAGTCCTAACACAGTGATCGTAGACATGAATGTGACCACAGGTGGCAGACTGAAACTGTTTGGTTAACAGGGAGTAAGCCGGATGTTCGCCACCGACTGGCCTTCCTAACACACCAGAGACAAAGAAGTGAGCATAGGTAATTCCATCTACTTCAAGGATACCAGGAGTTTGCCCTTCGTATTGAACAACAACATCGTAGTTCTTGTCCAACTCGAAGTCTTTAAAGCCCATAGTACCTTCAAGTTCTGGCGTAAGTTCTAGGGCTCTCTTCATTCTCTCTTCGTGATTACCTTCAAAGAAGACACGGTAAGGCCTCTTCTTCTTGGCTCTACGTGTGGGAGCCCACAAACGTTCATCGAAGTCTAAGCCAGCATCCAAGTCCTTCCTGAAAGACCTACCCTGAAAGCTTTTCTTTCCTTTGTCATACCCAGAGAATGAAGACAGGTCCCACATATCCCCTAGGTTAATAACAACGTCAGGTTTTAGGTCGACAATGAGTTTACCTAACCAGTCTGCTCTATCGTTAGGGAAGTCAGGATGCGCATGGGGATCAGGAATCACAAGATGGGTTTTTGACAAATTCAAACCTCTTCTTTTTTATCGTTCTGTTATTCATTAAACCAATCCTCTGGAATATCTTTAATTGCAAAGATAAAGTTGTTCTTCTTAGCCCAATCGCTTTGTTTTAGAAAAGAACTATCTTTTCTCTTAGGGCCTATTTTACCATCAGAATAAAAAACTATTCTAAGGTCCATGTCAGGGTACTGTTTCTTCACAGCAATCATTTTCTGTCTTACGTTATTGTCGAATTGCCTTCCGTTACCTTTAGCCTCAATGTAAATGAGCCTACCATCTTTAAGTTTAATTACATAATCAGGTGTGTACGTATGTTGAATGGTATAAGAAAACTTCTCAGACTCATACTCTACGGAGGCACCCTTAGGTAATAGATCATTTAGTCGTTGCCAGATCGTATACTCGAAGGGACTTTTTACTGTACGCTTACCAATCTTCTGTGGTTTATTCTTTTTCTTGGTCAGGAATTACCTCCGACTTCTTGAGTTCAGGCACTAAAGGCTCTCTTACTACTCTGGTTAAATACACTGGTCTGTTAGAGTACAAAAACGTTCTCAAACCCGGCCAACACAAATCCTTGAATGCACAATAACTACAGTTTAAGCCGAGTTTCTCATTCCCCGATTTCCCTTCGGGTACAGCTTCAAAGGGACGCGGGGGTGGTTCCGCAGTCGCCACAATTTTCTTCTTGTACCTATACAGGTCTTCAAAGGGGATATCTTTCTTCTTGTGTACATCAAGAGTGATGTGTCCGAGTGTTTTGTCAACGACAAGAAACGCTGCTCTTTGTTTATCTCTAACAATTTCATCTTCTTTCGATGCGTCGAGATAAGATTGTATTTGGATGGAATACCCAAAAGGATCGTCTTGTTCAAGAGTTCCTGTAGAGAACTTTTTAAACGATGCCGTCGAGGCTGACTTAACATCGACCACCATGCCATCGATGACCGCATCACGGTGACCTTTGATACCTTCAATGACTTGTTCGTCTTGTCTACCAGCAACTTCATGCCCTGCGACCTCTGCCAGGAAGAGAATTAATTCTTCTAGTAAGTCACCATATAGAAACTTAAGGTATGTTTCGGCCCTAAGTTTTTCTGCCGTATCAGGAAGATTTAACTCATACCATAACTTTCTCTCACATGGTTGACCAATATTACTCATTCGAAGAGTAGGTTTTCTTTCCTCTCTCTTCAAGCGTCTAGTAAGAACCTTTGCTAAATTCTGTCCAAAATGTGTAACGGCATCTTCGGGTAGATGGTCAGGGACACCCTTTACCAATACCTCTTCGATATCTGTTATTAGTGTATCAATTGATTTCATTCAGCTCTTTCTTCAATGATATTCAATACTTTCTGGAGACACACCAGAGCGCCATCTCTCCTGTTGTGTTCAGGAAGTTCATGGGCAGATTGCAACTCCCACTCAGGAGCTTCTAGGATACGCTGTTGAGCCTCATTGTTATGTTTGAATACTTCAACCTTATACTTACAGATGACGTTACCAAAACCCATATTACGAACTTCACCCATATTGTGAATATCAACACGGTAAATCGGATAGCGAAGTTCTTCTTCCCCAAAGGGAACAATTTCTAGAGTAACTCTAAGTGTCATTTAAGTATCTTTCCTTTATGGTTTGGGGACTTGGATTCGAACCAAGATCGCATGGAGTCAAAGGCCAGCATTCTACCATTAAACTATCCCCAACTATGACTACCTCTTAGACTGGAGGCAGAAACCCATTGACAGTAAAACCACTAACCCAACCAGTGCAGTATAACTGAAAGAGATTAGGTTGGTTCTTCATCATCCATTCGATATGATTCTGTCTAAAGTTATTGTTACCAAGGAGCATCAGAGACTTCTTCACCCGCATCGATCTGCTCTTCAATTTTCTGAGCTACTTCAGAAGGTGTTTCAGGTTTGGTGTACTCGATTAGGTCAATAACTCTAATAGATTCAAGACGATTTCCATTACCCATACTAGTAGGATAAACAGAAACAGTGACACTGATGGTGCTGCCATTACCAATAAGGAAAGGTTCACCAACACGCTTGATAATCTTGTCACCTTCGAAAGAACGAATGTCTTTGCCAAATTCATCGGTGTACTTAACTAGAACATTTCCATCCTTGTCATAGATATACGGAGGAACAAAGTTTACCAGTTGACCTTTCATTAACTTAGTTGTGGGACGATAGGCACTCCAGAACTTACCATTCTCGTTCTCTTTTACTTTCTTCTGGATACCAGCTTCCTTGAACTTGGCCCATTCATCTGGGCTATCCATGACAAGGTCGACAGTCCAACGCTTTGCCCCTCTGAATTCATCTGGGGTGAACGGTTTGATCCAGTAGCCCTTGCCTGTAAAAGTGATATACTTAGTCTTAGATTCAGCCATTAAAATGTATTTCCTTTCAATATTAGTGAGTTTCCATCCAGTTATAACCTGTTCTCCAGGTGCCTGCTTGTGGGCACTTAACCCCTAAGTCTTTCCCTGCTTGAACAATTGCGTCTGCAAATACTTGGCCTGTATATTCTGGTAGGCCTTCTGTGTCTTTTACCATGCATTGTATTTCATCGTGTACGAAATTAACAATTCTAAATGGAATCTTTTCCTTTCTCAACTTTTCTCTTGCTAACCACATTGCGTACTTCATGATGACTGCTTCACCATTCTGCAAATAACCTGCAAGCATAAGGTGATTAGAGTTACACATAACCAGTCTACCATCAAAGCCTATGAAGTAACCCCGTTGAACATCTTGAGGAATCATTTCCTCTTTGACATATTTCAGGCCGGGATAACCATCAAGGAAGTTTTGACGAGCAACTACTGCATCACCAACAGAACACTCTAGAACTTGTGCGGTCTTTGGGGCAGAAGCTCCAAGAACCCATGAGTAAATACAACATGTTTAATTAAGTTCGCTAAACTTAATCCGTAGGGCTATACGTTCCCGTATAGATCAGACTATATCTTCACCTTCAATAGAAGGGCCAACCGTTTCCACCTGCTTAGGTGTACTCTCTTTCGAGATAGTCGTTGCACGTTCCTCATAAGAGGCTTCGCTCAGTATTATCCTTTCTGGACTTCCACTGAATTAGATTGGTTTATAGACGCCTATTTAACTAAACGTCTTTGCATCATTTCTAGTTTTACAAATAGTTTTTGAGTTATTCAACTTTTTTCTGTTTAGTGAGTGAACGTCAGTTTCGTCTTTAGAAGAACCAGAAACAAGAGCTTGGGTAAACTCTTCGTCTTCCATGTAATGGGCAAGAACACGAAGCTGAATACCTTCGGCGTCACAGCCTACAAGTTTCCACCCTGGCTTTACTGTCCAGAGGGACCTATAGTCGGCACCCCATCCGCCCTTTTCTCCCCATAAAACCTCTTTAGTTTCAGGATCGTTCTGGATACGAATGATATTGCCGGTGTTAGGGTTCTTGTGGGCGGCACGGTGTGTCCATGTACCAATAGGTTTAATTTCACCGTGTATGCACTGAGTCTTAGGATTGTAAGCAGCAAGCCATTCGTTTAGTGTTGTTAATCTTCTTGAGAGAAGAATATATCGAACGAGCTTATGTGCTGCTGGAGGAGCGGAGGGAGGAAGAGTATTCAAGTTCTCTTCTGAGATAGTCCAACCAGTTTTCTTGTATGCTTCTAGTTTTTCGTAGTCTCTGTCGCGTTCGGCCTTAATGTGCCCCTTTGTCTTTTCTGTAGGCTTCCAGCCGAACTCATTTAGTCTTTCGATGCACTGTTTTGTCGAAGATGGATTGAAAGGTTCAAACTCAAAGAGTGAAAAAGGACTATCTACTATATAACCGTTATCTTCTGGCAGTCCATCTAACCATCTAAAGTCTTTAGAATGTATCTTTCCAGTCTTTGTTGGGATAGGGTTAATCTCTCTAAGCAAAACTGACTTAGGAGGAAAGGCTTCTTGTATTTCGAGGTTAAGAAGTCTTCTTTCTTCTTCGATTTGTTTATAGAGTTCTTCTGCCTTTTTGACATCGAAGGGAAACCCATTGTAATGCATTTCTGTGGAGATGATGGCGGCTCTATGTTCATTACGCATAGAGTCTTTCCACCTAGGGTCTAAGATGGTACTCTTGAGGAAGTTGAAGACCTTTTCCGTTACTTCAACGTCACGAATGCAGTAGTCAATCATTTCTTGGGAGAGACGGGAGAAGTCGAAGAAGTCACCTTTAGGAAGGTTAAGCCGTTCTCCCCAATCGGCAAGCCCATGACGGTTATAATCCCATGAATTTACCAAACGTGAAACTACTAAAGTATCAATAACTCTTTCAGGATCAATTTGAGTCTTACACAGTCTGTTTAGGACAGGGGTGTCGAACCAAATGGCATTGTGTCCTACTAAAATGTATTTAGAAAGGTACTCCCTTAGTTCTTCTTGGTTCTGTTCGTCTGGGCGTTTCCAGACTTTAACTTCGCCCGTTTGAATATCTTTAGTTACACACACCCAGACTTTTGTGGGCTTTAAGGAATCTGCTTCTACGTCAAATATAAGAAATCTTATGGTTCCTCTCTTTCGCTCTGTCTACAAACAGAGTCCTTCTTTTTTTGTTTCTATAAGTATAATTATACCACACATATAGAGAATGTCAATGCCTAGGTAAACGAATTTCATCCTCTGGTTGAAGCTCTCTTAAAACACCAGATAAAGGATCAAGATAAGAACGACCGGCTGGTCCTGTGTGCCCACCAAGACGTACCTTTTCCACGTTCATATGGGTTACACGCCTCTCGAATTCATCAGGGTGCATCTTATCCCTGACTAGGTCGATCATCGTGTTGGCGACATTCTCAATGTTTCTGGAGCCTCTTGTTCTGCCTTCATCATTGGTATGAGAAATCATGATGAGACAGAACTTTAACTCCTTAGCCAAGAGTTTTAATCTCTGTGTGATTCTATCAAGCTTCAGTCTTTCGTCTTCGTTCTGTAAGCCTGTTGCAAGCCACTGAATGTGGTCCAGAAAGATAAACTCACACCCTGCCGCAGTAACAAGAAAACGAATATTATCTAGGAAGATGTTTTCTTCGTCAAGTTCAAAGGATTGGTATAGGTGGACTCTCCTGTCGTTTTCTCCAACGGCCTTCTTGTAACCATCAAAGATATCTTGGTTGGATAGACCACAGTCTGGTAGGGTTGCTTGTACGTTTAGTTCATAACCAGAAATAGCTTTAATTGTAGTGGCATTATCTTCTTCTAGATGGATAATACCTATGTTACTCTTTGTGGTCTTCAGGAGATGATGCTCCATGGCCCTGAAGATTTCAGTCTTGCCAATGCCAGACCGACCTTTGATGACTACGATTTCTCCTTTGTGTAGACCGTAGGTAGCACTCTGAATTCCATGGAAGGGATAAGTGCCAATCTGGTCTTCTTTGCTTTCAATGAGACTCTGAAAAATCTCTTCGAAAGTGGATATGATATTGTCGGGGGAATAACGCCGTGCGTTGCGCCATGTTTGGAACAACGTATCTCTTTGTTCGTTCTGTAAATAGTCGTTGGCGTCTTTGTACTGAGTGAATTTTACGTGATATACTTTATTGAAATCGAAAAGGGAGGAAACTTCCCTTGCTGCCTTTTGTCCGGGCTCATCGTTATCAAAACAAATGATGATCCTAGAGAAAGAATTAATGTAGTCTCTGTCTGCAATACAGTCTCTATAGGCTTGACTGGCAGACCTAACCGAAGTTGAAGCAGTCTTTCCGTTAGTTACTTCGAAGATTGAAGGAGCATCAAATTCCCCTTCACAGATAGTAATACTTTCTCTTGAACCTGGATCGAATTTATCTTTACCAAATAACCCAGGTTGCTTTGTATTGCCTTCCATTCTGAATTTCTTTTCCTGTAGAGATCGGATTTTAAATCCACCGGAAGGATAAGGGAATCCAATTTCTACAGGTTCATCATTCGAGAGCTTTGTCTTTATGTTGTAGAATCTCATAGTGGATTCTGACAAACCTCTCTGAGGTAGGTATCGATAGGCTAAATTTTCTTGTGTCTCTATAACTACGTCTCCCTTGAAATGTTTATCACATGAGAAACAATGTCCTGAACCATCCCTGTTTACTGAATAAGCGTCTGACGATTTACCACATGGGCATGGTTGATGAAGTTTTAAGAATCCCTTTTTATCCATCTAATCCTTTGTTCGCGAATTCATCATACAAAATCATTTTAATATGAGTCTTGAAAGTTAAGTCAACATCGAGATCTTTCTTCACTCTTTCTTTGATATATGGGTGCATGTAGTAATCATAGTGAACTATGGAGAAAGGATTTGATCTCTTATAGAGAGTGGCAGACTCAAGGACTTCAAGGTTTACCATATAGTTTTCCTTGACTTCCGTGGCCCAATTCTCCTTGTAAGGATACTTCAAGAGAAAATGAATGAAGTTGGCTGTTCCAGAAATAGAACCCCACTCTTGAGTAAATGACTCTAATAAAGCTTTATCGGCCTTCTGTTTTACCTTGGTTACATCTTCATGTGGAACAGTGAGAATTCTTGTATTGGCAGAAATAGCCATGTCTCTGATAACGATATAGGTAAAATCACTCCTCTTGATGAATTTCCAGAAAAGTCCCATCTCTTGGTATGTCGCCATGGACATAACCTCATGGACAACAGAGGAAAGAATGATGGCAGACTTTTCACCTTCTATACAATTATTATATAACTCTTCCATCAAAGAGTCAATATCATCGGAGAACATTGCATTCCTGATGTTTTTTCCTTTGGCAATATCAAGTGATAACTGGTTAGCGTCAAACCCATAGAACTTTGCATCAGGGAAAATCTTCGAGAGTGCCTCGATGATTACTCCATTGGCACACCCGAAGTCCAAGAAGTGTTTTACGTTCTCACACTCATCAATGAAAAAAAGTTTATCCTCCAGACCAGCTTCCATTCTTTCTAGGTACAAAGAGAGATCATTCACTGGAGTCATTATCATTATGCCTTTAAACGGTCAGGAAGGGGGTCTACACGTGCGTTGAGGGTCTCTCTGGTATCACCCTACCAGAAATACTCAAAGCCTCTCAGTGAGCCTCTACGTGTCAAAGAAGACATCAATTTAGTCACTCCAATGTTAACCATGTGGATACTTTCTGTAGTATCTATCCATCTCTTCAGACTCTAAGACTCGTCTCTCTTCAAGTTCTTTCTCTTTCAAAAAGAGTTCAAGCTCTTCCCTACTAAGTTCTCCAGCCGCGTATTTATAGAATGCCCGTAAATGATCCATGATGTCTTCCGTTGGTGTTTCTAAAAAGACTTTCACCTTAGTCACTCCAGTCGTGAGGTTTCATACTTGCGTACTTGTCGGTCTTCTTCTTGATAACAACTCTATCGAAATCTATCCACTTGAAGAGTTTCTTGAACACTCTAGAAACAAAAGGAAAAACAAAGTCTATCATTAACTCAAAGGGCCACAAAACAAAACAGTAAACAAAACCAAACAGTAGTAGACCGAGCGAGATATCCACAGTTTGTCTTTCACTCTGTACCCAAAGAGCAATTACTAGAATTGTTCCTGACAACCAAATGGCAATCACGATAAGGAGGTACAACATGTTATAGATTGTTCCCTTTCCTAAAGGTTACTTTTTCTACAGAGAAGATTCTTGATGTATTAACAAAATACGAAAGTAGTTCTTCTTTCGAATCGGCTGAGTGAGTGACTAGGACAGAGTTTATGTTCTCTGTGAGAGCAACCCATTTAGTAATTTCTTCAGTTTCTTCCTTCCACCTATTAAAATTTCCCTTACTGACGATAAATTCGGCGTTTCTATTATTCTTGTAGTATACGACTGCGTTACCTACACTGGTGAGACCAACACAGACAATTGGATACCCACCACGATAACCCGCATAACGATATTCTTTTCCAGGAAACATGTTACAGGCCCTCCCCTTCTTTCCAATCGACCTTCTTGATAGCAATAACCTTTTCGGTAGAGTAAAGATAACCACTCATTTCCTTCAAGAGTTCATTTTTGGAGGGATTAAAACCAAAACTATAGATGTTGCCTTCAACGTCTTCTATTATTGCTGTCCAATAAATCCCCTTTTTCTTGCTCTTATACTCTTCATATAGATCAAGGAATGCTTTTTCTAGGACGAACTCCTTAACACCAGAGAGGCACAAGTAATTTTCTGAAGGTGTTACTGATAGGCATGTAACAAGTTTTTCTTTATTGCCTTTAAAAGTATACTGTTTCCCAGGAACCATCGTAGTCATACGTCAAACTCCACTTCCTTGATTTCAGACACTTCTCTTCCTTGTTCTAAACACCAATCCCTCGCGTGCTCCGCAGACATCTTGTCAATATGAGTCTCTGATGACACACGCTGATCTTTCAAAACAGAGAGGAATACGTAGACTTTCTTTTTCTCCTTGACCTCTGTATATGCTTTAAAGAGGTCTTTAGGTACTACCCACTCGACTGAAAGTTCACTAGAGATAACAGCGTTACCAGAGGGTAAAATACTGATACATTCATATTTGTAGTTGCTAAACTGTGTAGTATACCTCTTTCCGACTTCCATATCACTCTCCACTTACTTTGGTGTCTTTCACGAGTGGTTTACCAAGTAGATACTTGGAATTTAGAGTTTCAACAACATCTCCCTCTGTTGCGTCTTTAAACTTTTTTTCTATCAAGGATGTATGAATCCATGTACCATCACTAAATCTCTTTCGGGTATCTCCAAATATGAAGCCCCAAATGACAAGATGTCTATCATCCCATACCCATCCTTCAAGTCTTCCGGTAACCACTTATTTTCTCCTTGAGTTCATGATGTCTCGTTCCCATTCCTTCTCCCGGAGTCTTTCTAGGACTCCATTGGAAATGCGAACTACCTGCATGTCATCGGTTACAATGGTGTATCCATTCCTGGTAACACGAACTCTGCCACCATCGATATTAAACCATGCTTTCTTTTTCATAGTGTTACTCCCAAACGAAAAAGAGAAAGTGGATAACGTAGAGTACCACAGGAAGTAAAACAATGACTGCTGTTGGTCCGAAGGCAATTGTTATGTAGGGATGTGTCATAGGATAATAATTGTAAGCAAAATAGGCAGCACTCCCAACCGTCCAAACGGCTGAGAGAATTGCAAGCTTTAACCACACTAGTCCTAGAAAGTCCATGGGTTTATTCCTTCACGTTGTCGTTGACTGGTTCAGTTGTTTCTTCTTCAAGCTTCAGGGCATCAAGTCCAAGTTCCCAGCCCCAAGGGTCAGTCTCATAGTCAGCCATTAACTCTTCGTGCCACTCTTTACACTCTAGGCAAATGAAGAACTTAGGGTCTTTGGGGTCTGCAACAAAAGACTTATCGGAATAGTCCCCGATGTTAGTCTCTATTTCTCTTGAGGAGACGGCCCCGCACACACTGCACCTACAGTTTAAAATCTGCATATTGTTTTTATCCTCTTGGAGTATACCTTAGGTATAATACCTTAAGTGTACACTCATAGCTAAAGCTAATAGTTATAGTTAATTACTTTAGTATAATAAATATAGTTATTCTAGAGTCTTTAACTCTAGGTATTTCTATATGTATCTATATACTATAAGTATAATTATACCATAGTAAAATAGATTGTCAATAGTCTAATTATTTTTGTGTTATCCAATTCCACCGTAGTTGTGGAAGCTGTCGAAATCATCATGAAGGTCTTCAAAGGCACTGTAACCATGATGAACTCCCCTACGGGGAATATGATTCCAACCTTCATCAACCTTGTTCCACTCAAACATAGGCTTGTTAGCCAACTTATTATCTTGAGTGAGTCTATATGTGGTACGAGAGGACAGTTTGTGCTTTGCCCACCACTCTGAAACACCTAGGTGGATAAAAGCCTGAATGTAACCTAACTCCTTGAAAAGACCATCTAAATAAGGATTCTCTGGGTTCTGTTGTTCTAGAGAAATCTTCTTGATTTGTCTCTCGAATCTCATCGTATTTCCAAGGAGCCTGTCAATACAATGAATGTGGCCAACACTAACCATGTATACTTCACCACGAATGAATTTTCTTCTACTCTCATCGTGGTAATTATGAAAAACGATAGGCTGTAGCCCGTCGTCCATCATGGTGTAATGTGGTGTTACAGTGTGTGCTACACCAAGGTATTTAGCATCTGAAAGATAGTGAGAATCTGCATGACCTCTCTTGAAGGTACCATACACGAATAGAGGTACTTCTTTGAACTCCCTGAGCTTATAGAAGTCAGGGGTGTAAGCATCCCTTTCTAGTAAGTCTGCTACGATTGAGTGACTGTTGAAGTGGTTTGTTTCGGACGACATGGACGCTGACCAATTTGCAATACTATCCTTAACTATCTCCCTCTGTGGACGCTGTAGCCACAGCCTCGCAGTGTAATGATGCCCTTTCGAGTTTAGTTTCGAGTGAGACATTTTTTTCAGTCACTTCTCTGAGGTTTCTGGTTAAGTGAAGGATCATGTAGACTACGTCATTACCAGCCTTTTCTACGAATGTCTCAATTTCTGGAACACTCAAATTAGCTAGAGCAAGCCAACCAGAGGCTTCGTGGATGTTGTAGTCTTCCATCAAGTCCTTGAGTTTTTCTCCGATCTCAAAACGGGAAGAGAATGCCCTAGACGTAAGAGGCGAAACGGACGAAGAATTCGGTACAGCGCTGCGAAAGCCATTTGCATTCGCTAACCTCTCTGCCCTTTCCTTTTCTCTTTGAGCTTCTTGTTCATCAAACTTGAAACCCCTTTTTAGTGTGTGGAAGTAGTCATTGTTGCTCGCCAAAAACTCTGTGTTATCAGCCTTGACATGCTGCCAATGGCCGAGGAAAAGAGGAGGCAAATCGTTACTAATGAGGAGTCCTCTGTTACCTGTAGGCCAGACTTTCTTGATAACCTCAATAACGAAAGGATCAGATAAGTCTGCCTTACCCTTGAAACCAGAGACTCTCTGAAGTGTCGGCTGTAGTTTTAACCTACAAAACTTAAGTGTATCAGAGGCTTCTTTATTCTCTAGGAGTTTTAGATCGTCTTCGTCATCGTAAGTCTCTTTCAGTAGAGCCTGTTCCCCTGCAATAAATGTACCATTGTGCATAAAGTACACTTGGCGAGAATTACTGTGATAGGCAGAAAAAGGCTGAGTGTTAGCCTCACCAATCTCTCCGGCAGACCTCCAACGTAAATGTACGTATCGGTCTAAGTCTATGTTTTCATTAAGAATTTTCCTTACTTCATCCGGATCAGTTCCAGACTCAGTAAACTTTTTCTTAACGTCTAGCCTGTCGTTCTTATCCTTTAAGACAATACCGTATCCATGTGGGTTATTCCACACGGCATGATTTAGCATGTTGTCAGGGATAGAAGTACCAGCCTTTAACTCGAAAATAGAACACATTTTAAATTTCCCTTAAAGCGTCAGTGTAAGACTGGACTGTCTGCCCTGTCAATCCTGGGGCAGTATTGATCTCTAGAACGTATGGTCTCTGTCTCTGGTTGTTCCAGATAATGTCGACAGCTCCAAAGTCTAGGTGGCACTGTCCAACGGCTTCAATGGCCATATTTCTAATGGCATCATTAGGATTGACTCCACCCCTCTGATAGATAAAACCATTGTTGAGGTTTCTGATCTGGTAGTTGATAGGATCACCACTCTCAGCTTTTTCCTTAGAGAGAGTTTTCCTTTGAAAATCAATTACTTGACCGAAAGCCACATGGATACGGTACTCCTCTGTTTTCTTCACATACTGTGTGTACAAAGGAGCCTGAGTGAATGTGTCAGGGTTGTCTCTCTTCATGAGAACTAAACCTGCGGCAGAATGTCCATTGAGAATGGTCCTTGCACACACATCGTGACCTTCGCCAACCCAACGAATAGCTTCATCAAAGGAAGTCGTCCAAGGAGGGAGTAGTTCAGGTTGAACAGCCCTAAAGAAGTTTAACTTATTAGAGGCTACCCTAACCCTGTCAGGCGGGTTGACGATATTGCAACGAGAAACTTCGTCGCTTACATTACTAGCACCCCAATTAATTACCCGTTTGTTTGGTCCACCACGAAAACGAGAATTCTCATGGCGAATCTTTCTAATACCAAGTGCCTCTTTAAGAGCGTTAGCCCCCTCAGAGTGCTCATTGTGGCTATAAATCCAGGTAGTCATCAAAAATTCCCGTCATCAACATCATCGTTTAATTCATCAGGACGCAAATCGTCACCGTCTACCACTACATCTAGCCTAAAAGGGTCCATTGGCACTGGTTGATTATTAAAGGCTCTATTTAGGAAATTGTCTAGCTCTGCTGCGTTCATCTGTGGCTGAGGGGCTTCATCAATTCTAATTCTATCAATGCGCCTGACCATGGGCGGATTTTGGGGTTCGGGTATTCTAACCTGTTGAAAATGAATTTCATTTCTTTCCAGACCACCAACAGGTACATCTAGGTTTTCTACTCGTTCATCTCCCAGAAAGGGATTAGCGTCACCCCAGAGACGCAGATGCTCCAGCACCGCCCGCTTGTCACCTTCATTCAGAGCTTCAAAGGTTCTCCCGTAATGTGCTACGGAATACTTATCGATTTCGTTGAACTTTACCTTTTTCTTTTCCTTTGGTGGTTCGTCTAGTTTTTTCCAGTCTTTGATACTATAAGCCAAGCTTGCTGCATACCAAACATTCTGTTCGATTAGAGACTCTTCGTTCTTATGACGAATCTTTTCTCTGTAGGGACCAAAGATGTTTGTGAGGAGGTCGGAGTTATCCTTCTTGTATCGATCCATGAATTGGTCAGGCGTGAAATCAGACTTACTATACTGGAAGACCTGATTTAGTGTACCAATCCAGTCATGGATTTCCTTGGTGTCGACGGTTCCCCTAAAGGAACGAATCTCAAGAGAACCAAACCTAGACAGAGCAGCTAAGTTTATTGCTGCATACTTTGTGTGCTCGGGGTCGAACACCATGAAATTATACTGTTTGGCTTTGATACCATCGAGCATGTTCTTCATGTTAAAGAACGTAGTTTCTGCATCACAAATCGGAAGGGCGAAGAGATTTGACAACCTATCCGCCCCTGACATTCGAATAAGAAGGTTCTCAGTGAGAGAATAGATAGTGAGGAAATTCCCTAGGGTCTGAAATGTCTCACCCAAGAAATTGATATGTACGTGAACACTGGTCGTAACAGAGTCCTTAATGAAAGGAATCTTACTCGTCTTTACTCGAAACTCTTCGAGGGCTAAAGGAATATGCTCGTTGAAATCTAGTGGCTGCTTCAAGACATACTCTTGTCCAAAGTTTCGAAGACTGCCATCCCTGTGTACATCCCAAAAAGAAAACTTTGGAACGTCGTAGGCCTCCACCGTCTCAGTCTCGATCTCTAGCCCGAAAGTGCCTTTATGAGCGGCGTAACTCATTCCACGACTGGTTAACGCTTTGTAAACGTTACTCATTTTAGTCAACCTTCCATCCTAGTACGTGAGACAGAAACTTTGAGACTACCCAAGCCAAACCGTCGTTTGGTACATGAACAACGGTAGAATTAGGGGGAATCCACCCGACGTACTCTCTCTTAAAGAAAACCCTAATAATGCCCATCTTGTCAATGGAAAGGGCGATGTCGCGAGAAATGGCGATGTCGTGAGTGTTGTCAGGACTCTCATTTAGAAACTTCTTCAACGTAGCTAAAGAATTCTCTAGGGTTGTGTACTTCCCCAACACCATATCCACAAAACCCTGAGAGAACATAATACTGGTCGTATTGTGATCAATAGTGTTTCGGTTCATGGCATAAACTTTGAGAGAGTTGGTGGTAACACCCTGTTTAACCCTTCTCAAAGGGTTTCTCATCAGGTAATACACTACGTTCTTGGTGCCCTTACCGACTTTACCTGGCATATTGATATAACCAAGAGGAACACTCGAAATATCAAGGTTCTCATCATTGGAACGAATCGACGAAGGGTCAAAAGGCTCCCTCGTGGGAAGGTGAAATAGGTGAAGAACATTTGAACGTTCAGTGGTCACAAAAACTGGGTAACCGTTATATCGGCAAACGGTATCGCTAAGTTTCTGGGGTAAATCATTGTTAGGAATTCTACAACGCATGTTCGATCTCGCTCATTTTCTTTGCGGCATTGTTGAACATCTTACGTCTGAACTTTGAGGAAGCCACCCAAAGATTAGAAGGTGTTCTCAATTCCACACCATAGGTCTTGGGCCGGAGAGAACCTTCTGCACCGTAATACTTGATTCTCTCCTTCTCTAGTGGAGTCCTAGGCACGAAGAACTGCTCTCCTAGAAAATTCTTTGAAATGAACTTACACTTCTCAAGATGCTTCTGGTTGTAAGGGTCGTCCGTCTCCTCGAACCCAATATGGAAGTGACCTGCTGCCGTCCTGAAAGGTGAAAACATCAAGTCCTCTGGAGGAACTTTCTGATCACCGTGAATGTCGAAATCAGGATCACAACCTAAAATCTTACTTTCTAGAGGCTGAAGGTTGAAATAGTCCTGATCAAATTTGGCGTAGGGAGTAAAGACGAATCGGATGTCTTTGTCGTGCTTACGAACAATTTCTGCAACCTGTGTCAGAACAACAGAAATATTGTTGTCGAACTCCTCAGCAGATTGAGCGGGGTCAATGTTAAACTCAGCCGCCATTCCGTCTACCTGAACAGCACCTTTGTCTAACTTGAAAGGCTCATGTTTAGTTCCAGGAAGAATACCATGAGCAGAGATGAACTCATTGTTCTTCATAAAAAAGAACTCAGGATCAGTTCCAAACTTAAATTTCATTGTAAGATTCCACCGTTAACCTTTTTTTCTTCGACTGCTCTCAATACATCACTGTTTTGCAAACTTTCGATCATATCGTAGCACACCGCACACTGATAGGTATTAGTCTTCTGATCGTGATGGCCAAAGTGCTGCGCCACCAAATCCATATCCTCACTACACGTTACACACTTCTTGTGTAGGCTCACCCTCTTTACTTTTACCTTTGGACGAATCTTCGGACGACTGTGGAGAGGAACAACGTTGCTGCCTTTATTAGCTTCAACAACATTGGTGTCAAAAGGAGAATTGTCCTCTACTTTTTCTTCCCCCTCCTTCTCTTCTTTTCCTGCCTTCTCTGCGCCTTTGTCTTCCTCCTCTGCTTTGTCGAGGAGGTTCCCCCAGATTCCTGCGTATTCGACTTCTTTTTCACGAAAGGGTTCGTAAACGTCCAACCTCCAGGTGGGAAATCTTCCACGATTTACGTCTGTGGGCTTAAACGTATGGATAGTGTGATCCCTGAAATAGGCACATGGACCTACTTCGATTCCTAATCTTCCTGCAATTGCAGAGATCATCCACGCTTCACTCGCCCAATAAAAGACGGCGCGATCCTTGTTAAAGGCGCAGTAGAGAGACCTATCCCCATTCTTGACGATTGAGATTTCCTCTGTCTCTTTGTTAAAGAGAACCAAGGCGTATGCGTTAGAGTTGTCTTTTAACTCTGAGAGTACTGGCTTAATCCCACGGGCATCAATATCTTCGAAGAGAAGCTCAGAATCTGTCTTGGCACCAGAACTATATCTCTGATCGAATAGTGTCCCATTGTGCATACCGATAAATGTTTCTTTTTCGAACGGATGCGCATTCTCCTTGGTAATACCACCTCGTGTGGCGTGCCTAAGATGCACCATGAAGAAGTTATCTGTCACGGAATCAAAGACACGTGTGTTTCCATCTTTCGCCTTGGCATGATACCAAGTGAAATAAGAAATGTCTGAGTCCATTTTCTCAAGGATGTAGTCTATTTTTCTATAGACTGTGTTACCCTGAAGAATACCAGTTGAATCTGATCCCCGTAGGCCTGCAACATAGGCCATATCTTGGAGCATCTTTAAATCTTTGGTGGTAACACCGGCACCAGCCATTCCTACTAGACCACACATATTTACCTCTCAGAAAAAGAAATCGACTAGATTGAAGAAGTACTCGCGCGTCGACTTCGCACTGCTGTACTCCGGGTGAGGCTGGAAACACAGAGAATTTGTAGTGTCGTACCAAACGACCTCTGTGTCAAAGATAGGCTTCTCGCGGTCCTTCTTATCTGAGATGAACGTAGTGGCTTCATCGGCGATAGCGATTACTTCACCGTCTTCACCAGGAATCATCATCTGGTGGTGAGTGCTCGTAACGTCGACAGGAATTCCTGTCAACAGATCGATGGCAACGTGTGTTCCAGACAAACCGTGCTTATCAACGTGTTGCCACATAGCACCGCCTGATAACACGTTGAGAAACTGACCACCGCGACAAATACCGATCTTTGGTTTATAGAGAAATCTCTGAAAGATTGCAGACTCTCTGTCGTCTCTCCTTTTGTTTATTGAGGTCTGTTCAAGTTTGTTTTCACCATATAAGAAAGGATCGACATCTTCACCACCAGTAAAAATGACTAGGTCAGGGTTTGCCTTCTTGTCGTTTTCATACAGAATTCTATATCCCTTGGCGCTAAAAATATTCTGTACCTGAAAGTTATCCCCTACTACTAAAACGGAGGGTTTGATTAAGTGCTTAGTCAGAGTCATCCTTTTTTGATCCTTTCGTAGGCTTCCATGTACTTTTCTGCCAGAAGGAGGTTCGTAGTGGTGGCGTCTCTCACTCTCTGTGGAATAGAAATGATACTACTACCAAAAACACTGCAAATCGAACCAGATTCTATTACTAACAGGGACTTCTCATACTTAGTAAAGTCCAAGGTGTCCCAGAAAAACCAATGGTTAAGGTTGTGTACGGTTCTAAACTCTAAACGGTTACCGTCGTCTATGTGTAAGTAGGTACACAAGAGGTAAGCAACGTCAGGTCTGACACCAGACTCTACCATCCGTAACCAAGCTTTCCAATGACTCTGGAAGTGATGGTAAGTTCTAGGAACCGTTAGCCAGTTTTTCCAGTCCTTTGCGCGTGGTCTCCCCAACAGGTGTTCAGGGATATGAAACCCTATGAACCTCCCGGCAGAGTCTCGAATACTCTCAACAGGCTCTTTGAGTATACTTCTCCAAGGGTTGTATTCGTTTGGAGTACTACACCACTCCCAGAACTTATTAAAGCCTATTTCTTCTTTGGAGCCTGCACTAGGCCCTGTCAAATAAATGGCTGCGTTCTTAAGATTCCCACCGTTGGCAAAAAGTGAAGCGTAACATGGCGCGTTTAATCCACTTGTTTCGTCACCATCGGTTAAAACCCCATACCAACTGGAGCAATTGGAATCAAACTTCGTATCAACTCCAAATTTTCTAATTGCGTCTTCTACAATCTGTTTTGTCATTACTTACGGCTCTTGTCGTTTTTGTCCAAACGGTATCTGATGGCTTTAGCAATATCTGATGATTGATGCCAGTCACGCCGGTGATTAGGTAACTCTACACCAAAGTAAGAACGGGTAATAGAACTCAAAGATTCAAGAGGGTGTATTATCAAAAGCCTACCAATTCGTTCGGCTGTAGCGTCCCTCCTGCTAAGAGGAGCACCTGCACCCTTGGCCTGTTCCTCAAGGAGTTTCTTTCTTGCCTCTTGTTGTTTCTGTCTCTTTTCTTCTTTTACTCTCTTTTTTTCCTCTTTTTTCTTTCTAAGAGACTCCATGAATGGCGCAAGAGACTTTTCTAGTGTCTCTGAATCCACAGCGTGAACACTTAGTTTTTCATCACTGTATTTAGTAGTCTCGAAAACTACCTTAAATCCGAGAGCCTTAAGGTACCCTCTTTCGACATCTTGTTTATCATTGGTGATTGCCGTATTAATACTATTATACCCTATAGAAATAATTCTCTCTGCAAATTCTTCGAGGGTCTTACTCCTAACCTTAGAGTGTGCTCCTCCTAGGTCATAAAAGTAGGAACCTGCACAACAACCATTGAAACCACTTCTTTTCATTTCAGACATTGCTATAACTCCTAGAATGTAATATCACCAATATCAATTTTATCAAGTATAGGTTTGATATCCTTATGGTAATCACCTACCCAACTCGTACAAAGAGCATAGTCAGTACCTAACTTTGAATACTTTCCGATAGCTTCGAAGCCTGTAGAGTCCAAGTGTTTGACTATCTTAGTATTGTTTTGCTGTGAGTTGGTAACTGCAAAGATTACCCCTACGGTCGGCATCATCGAGATCATGAACTTCAAGAGCTTCTGAAAGTTTACCAAGTCATTCGGTGCGTACAGATAGTAATGATTTCCAGAAGCAGGGAAGTAGTCAGGGTTAAAATTTGGTAGCTCCTTAAAAAACCTTAGAGAGCGATTGATTGTGTCTTCGTCCTTGGTGGTTGAGTCAACCCACAGTCCTTTCAGAATCCTTCCACCACAGTAGCTAGGAAAAACTTCGAGAATCATTTCTTTACCTCAATCTTAAACACTTTGAATTTGGCACGATCAATTAATCTCATCTTGTTGATTCGACTCTGAGCAGAAGAAACAGAAGGAAAAAGAACCTTATCCCTTTCGTATCTTCCCTCATTGACAAACTTCATTATCCACCCTGCGTGCCAATCGTTCCGAGCTACAACGTAATGAGTCTCAGAGATCATCTATCTGCTCCATTCGTACACGTTGTTTGTGTGGGGAATTTCTCTCATAGAATCGAAACGAAAGGCACGGTCAATTCCGACATACATGAACAGGTCGGGTTCGATCTCTTTTCGAGAGTACAGCCAACCTTCACCTTCAAGTCTGTCGAGTGAATTTAGGACATAGTCCGAGTCTCCAATGTCCCAGATTTCACCTTTTACTTTGGAGTTGGGGGATGGGGCTGCAACGGGGAAACCGGAATCTAACAGCTTGTAGCCGTCAATGATGTGTTCCGATATAAAGGTTGAGGTAGGTTCCAAGAGCCTCTTCCCGTTGCCATAGCCACGCTTCAGCGTACCGTAGACAAAAACTTTCACTTGAACTTCAAACCGTACTTAGCTTTTTCACACTCGAAGAATATGAAGACAATAAGTATTACTGTATAAAATGTAAGAATTGATACTACAAAGCTGGTGATTACATCAGATGTATACTTTGTTTCTGCCAGAGAGTAAAATGTCCTCTGAAAGTAAGCAAAGGTAAGTCCATAAGCGATGGCGGCTGCCAAAAGACTTACAACGGTGATAAGAACCAAATAGTTAGGAAAGAGAAACGCGAAGAGCATTTGAGTTATTTTCATATGGTATGGACGGAGGGACTCGAACCCCCATGCCTTTCGGCGTCTGGGTTTAAACCAGAGGTGTCTACCAATTCCACCACGCCCACTTAGTCTCTAGTGGTAAAACCACGATAGGTATACTATAAAGCCTATGGCGGTCCACACGCATATCGGGGGTAATAACAACTTGAGCATGTCATTGCTTTCCTTGTTGCTCCCTAGGCGGCCTTGGCCTGCTCGTTGATCTTGTTGAGGTTACCTCGCCCGTCGAAATAGGCCTTGGCCTCATCAAGCCACTGTGCCAGACGCTGCTTGACTATCTGTTCGGAGTCTTCCGAGAAACGAAGGGCGATTCTCTCCACAGCGGCCCAATCGGGCATGTTGAAAGCCCCGTGTTCGATCCTGGAGTATTCAAGTCCACGAAGGAAGCCATAGGCGATGAACGAAGAACGGGATTCCTTCCGGAGGATACCCTTCCGGTGGTCTTGGAGATTCCAGAGCTTCTCGTAGGCTTCATCGGCCCTACGGAGCCTTTCCATAGGTTCGATCTCGGCATTAAAGTTCTGTGCTTCTGGGCGAACCCTACCCTTGCCGTGTCTGAAGGACTGTTTCCCGATAAGCCAACGACCATAGCGGAGAACACGAGTCTCTTCGAGCTTGATGTGCCTCGCTTCCGAGGAGAGAGTCTTCAGTTTTACTTTGAGTGCAGTCAACATGTCAGTTTCCTCTTTGTGAATTGGAGAGCCCGGTGGGATTCGAACCCACGACCTGTAGATTAAAAGTCTATTGCTCTACCTACTGAGCTACGGGCTCATACCTGGGGTGGTGACTCCGGTTGCTAAGGGAGGACAGAGTCACCGATTGTTCCTCCGAGAATCTACATGATCTCCTCCTGTAGATTTACTAAAAGCACTAAGTGGAGCCCCTGACAGGATTTGAACCTGCAACCTTCACCTTACAAGGGTGTTGCTCTAGCCATTTGAGCTACAAGGGCAAACTGTTGTTTACTTTTTGAGAGCGAACTTGGCTACCTTTCGGTAGGTGTCCACAAGATTACGATAGGAAGACTCATCATAAGTCTTTTCTCTAGGGTACCCATCATTTGTACACGCGCCAGATTCAGTAGGAAACAAAGAAACCCATAGCAGAGCATTTTCTAATTTCTTTATTCTTTCTCTGAGTGTCTTGTTTTCCTCACGAATGGCGGCTAGTTCACCCTCCGAAGCCTCGGCACGCGCCCTGCGGATCATGTGTTGAATACCCACTACCAGCTCACCCGGACGATATAGGCACCAGGCTCGATCCACCCCTGCTGAACTGCGTAGGAGAGCGGAAGGTGTAGGCTCGAGCGCTCGAGGTCAATGAGCCCGGTGTTGGCGAACTTCTGGCGCTCTTCCTCATCCCACTTGTGCTCGGCGTTGGCAGGGTCAGGAAGCTCGACATCGACCGAATAATCGGTGTCGTTGGGCGAACCAATGATCTCGACCTCCTTGCCGAGCTTCTCGGTTAGGAACGCCTCAAGGTCGGCGTAATCAACATAGTGGGTCGTCTTGGTGGTCATTATGAGTGTTGAGTCCATGTCTATTCTCCTTTTGTTTAATGGTGATCCTACCTGGACTCGAACCAGGAACCTAGAGATTAGAAGTCTCTCGCTCTGTCCAGTTGAGCTATAGGACCAAACTACGAATAAAAGCCCCCGGAGCATCAGGGGACAAAGACACTCCGGGGGTAAGTCCACGCGTCATCACCCAAGGGGAGGAGGCCTTAGGTTTCCCAACGTGGAGAAACTGTTAGTTTACTTGAGCGTGCAAGAGGAGTAAATATCGACCCCTGCGTCGTCCAGAGCAAACACGATGGATTCCACGGCAGACTCACACTTCTCCTTTGAACTAAACTCTGCCGTTGAGAGCGAAGTGGTCTTGTACGGCGTGTTAGACAAGACGATAATGATAAGAATCCATTTCATGGAAGTCTCCTTGAGTTAAATCTTCTTGAATAATAGAAGAAGAAGTAGAATCAGGAGCACAACGGCTGCCGGTATCCACAGTGGCGACAGAACCCACCACCATGACCAGTCGATGTAACCTGTGAGTTTTAACCCTATGAAGAGGACGGTGAGCATACTGAAAAAGAAACTGCCACCACTTGCAGACGTGTTTGAGTTTGACATTTCGTCTCTCCAGATTTCCTGCTTGATTGCCCTAGTAAATCGTGATTTAGATACTGTGTGTTGAACTTCCTGTCACACGAGATTCATCCCAAGCAGCCTCGAACCTAGGGTCTACTTGGTTAACCCTTTGGTTAAGCTCTGTTAGTGCGGCTTCTGCCTGAAGAATGTCATAGTGAGTGTCTGACAAAGGGCCTGTCTTTGGCACACGGGTTAACAGACGCTCACAGAGACGTTTTACCGCCTTGTCACTATAGATGTAGGTTCCAGAGGTCATGACACGGCCTCCTCGGCAAGAGCAATTAAATCAAGTGGGAGAGATGCCTCTGCTGCCCTTGCTGCCCTTGCTGCCCATGCTGCCTCTGCTGCCCTTGCTGCTGCCCATGCTGCCCATGCTGCCTCTGCTGCCCTTTCTGCCTCTGCTGCCCTTGCTGCCTCTGCTGCTGCCCTTGCTGCCTCTGCTGCTGCCCATGCTGACCTTGCTGCCTCTGCTGCCCTTGCTGCCCATGCTGCTGACGCAGTTCTGTCTTCACCACTCAACCACCTATCCGCCCACGAATTCCACTCTTTACTTTTACAAACTTTCTTCGCGCAGAGAATAGCAAATTTGACTCTTTGTTCGGTGGTCACTACAGGAAGTGTAATCTCCCGTATTGTTCTCAGAGTGACACAACCGACTTTTAGGTAATTGTCCGAGAATTTAACGACACCCTCTGCCTCCCACAAGCGAGGCTCTGAAAAACCAGCATGAATTGGGTTTAAGAAGACTGCAAGGAGTGGGTGTGTATAGGCGTGGATTACCCCAGAACTACAAAGACCGCCCTTACCTGTTCCAGAGTGAGACACTCCTTCTCCCCAGAGACACTGATTGTCTTCTCCACGACGAGTATAACCGTGTTCGTCGGTCAGTTTGTACAGGGTTTGCATTTACTTATACCTCTCAGTGATAGAAAAGGTACACCCAGGGGCAGTATCCAAGGCCCTCGCGATTGCGTCCTTTCGCGACATACCATTGTACGTCA